AATCCACATTTTTAATGGCTAGTGTATATGATTTATGAAAAATCCACATTCTATTTATGAAATATCCATATTTGATTTAGATATATCATATATGTAAATATTTATACCATTTAATATTTTGCAGCAAGCTGAAAAATTGTTCGCAGCAATTGGTATAATTAACTCGTAACCTCGTTAATTATAAAAATTGATAATATTATTATTTGTGTATAAATAGTAATATTATTAATGTCATTTCCTAAACCAATGTATCAATTTAATGTTTTGATTGATTCCTCTAACCCACGTATTAAAGAATATTATAAAAGTTTTACTAGTCACCACGATGGTGATAGCGGTGTTGATTTGTATAATTTTGAAGATATCCCAGTTAATTTTCTTAGTGTAGGTACTGTTAATTTTAAAATTAAGTGTGAGATGATTGATCTTACTACGAATGAATATACTAGTTATTATCTTGTTCCTCGTTCATCATTATCAAAGACTAGTTTCCAACTAGCTAATTCTGTTGGTATTATTGATGCGGGTTATCGTGGTAATCTTATGGCAAAAGTTCGATGTTTTGATGAGAATGGTGCAGTATTACATCAAGGAGCACATTTTCAAATTGTTGGACCTAATTTAAAACCAATTAAAGTTTCTGTTGTAGATTATTTAAGTGATACAAGTCGTAATGATGGTGGATTTGGTTCAACAGATCCTTATATTCTCCTAAATAAATAATTTTCTTTAATATATATAATGTTAAATATATATATATTAATCTTAGTTTTATTTTTAGTTATAGATTTACCAGTAATTTTATGGTTAAATAAAGATATGTATAGTAATATGTTTAATAAAATAAATGGTACTGCTATTAGTAATAATACTAATAAAATAATAGGTGGTATCATGGCATACTTGTTATTAACACTAGCTATTTATTATTTTATTGTAATGCCAGCAATAACAGATAAAAATTTTAATTATTATAATATAATGTTGAAGGGTTGTATATTGGGTCTCATTATATATGGTATATATGATGGAACTAATCTTGCTTCAATAAATAATTTTGGTATGATGGAAGCTATTATTGATATGATTTGGGGAACTTTTTTAAGCGGTTTAATTTCAGTATCAGCAGTTAAAATTTATACTCTATTATAAATGCATGTGGTACTAGTTCAGTATCATCTCATTTGGTAATAATGCGTGTAAATTAATTATTTAATTTTTCTTTTTTTAGAAACTGTATTAGTAAATCCATCACGAGAATGTTCACTATCAACATCCATATAAGCAACACCTCGACTTAATTCATCGCTAGTTAATCGTGGTTTATCAACTGGTTTCTTTTGGGTCATGTAACGTTTTGTTTTAACGGCATGACAATTTGGACATAATGCTTGTAGATTAGTTATATTATTATTTTGTTCATTACAATATTCACTAATATGATCAATTTGATATCCAGATTCATCAAATTTTCCATAATTACATTGCCATAATAAACACATATAACCCATCAGATTAGCTGCTGGATTACATGGTTTATTAGCACATTTATTATTCTGATTCATTACGATTATTTCTTTAATCTTATTTGAGATATATTTTCTTTTTGTAGAATATTGATCGGTCATTATATATTATTATGAAAGGAAATTAATTTATATAATTTTCAATATTTATAAAGGTGCAATTAGCTTTGTTCCAAAATTTAGTAAAATATCCGCTTCACATGCAGTGTAATTATACCGTTTTACTTTTGATTATCTATCATGTACAATACATAAATGTTTAAAATATTCAGTTCTTAATGGATAAATTTGGTCACTGCAATTATTTATTAATATAGATTTATAAACAGGAACCCTATCAATAGATATGACTAAATCATATATTCCTTCTGGTTCAAAACAATTACAACAATTTGTAGTAATATTTATTATCTTCATTGTTTGTAAATTTATAAAATGTTGTTTATTAACACTATTTTCAATAAATTCAATCGTAATTATTGGTTCATTTCTAATTATAGCATTTATTATCTTTTTATTTATTTCATCACTATATGATGTATTTATATAATTATCATCATATAAAAATTTAACTGAATAATATATTGATGGATTATTTTCTATATATTTATACTCATGATATGTTGGTTCTTCATGTTTATGATGAGCTAATATAGTGTGAATAGTAAGATATCTTAAATCAAAGTTATTATTACAATAACAACAAGTTATATTCATTTATATATATATATATATATATTATTATAAATAATTTACATATTTAAAAAGTCGGCGTTTTAAATGTGCAAAGGTGTAAAAATATTTAAAAAAACTAACCTATTTATATTATTAATGAGTCAGACTTATAAATAGTTTTTTTATTAAATTTAATTATCATATCCTCATATGCCTCTTCTATGTGTTTTGTAAAACTTGTTGCATTGGCAAGATCTGAGTTTAACATTCGAAGACGTAATGTTTGATGTAATGTCTTTAATTCATTCATATTATTAGCCAATTTAATTACTTTTTCCACATACTCTTCACGAGTCTCTGCAATATATTGTTCTAACCCCAAATTACTCAATAAACTTACCCCCACACGAGAAACATAATTTGTTCCTGCTAGTGTTATAAATGGTGTATTCATATATAATGCCTCAGAACTAATTGTACCACCATTATAAGGAAATGGATCCAACGCTATATCAATATTATTATATGCCTTTAATGCATCTAATAATGGTTCAAACCCAATATCAATTCTTATTCGTTCAACACCATAACGCTCAAATAATCGTATGATACTTTCTTTATAATAACTTGACTTGTAATAACAATAACGTAATACTAATTTAGCTTGGGGTAATCGCTTCATAATCTCGCTAAATGTTTCTATAGTTGGAATTGATAATTTAATTGGATTATTAAAACAACATAAATTAATTGAATATTTTGGATCACGATTATAATTTTTAGCCCCATCAATATGTTGTGGAGGTGTATAACATTGAAAACCATTTGGTAAATAATATAATTTTTCTGTAAAATATTTTTGGGTATTTGGTGGATTTGCATATTTATCTGTAAATTTATAATCTATCTCATTTAAACCATTTGTTGATGGATATGCAAAATAAGAAATTATTATACGAGCTGGTTTATATTGAAGAACATTCATTCGAGTATTTCTTGTATGACCCATCATATCTACTAAAATATCAAGATCATCTTGTACCATCATCTCTAATATTTCCATATCATTTTTATCACATATAATTTTCCAGATTGCATTATTATATTCTCTTAATTTTTTAGATGTTACATCATTAGAACTCTTTGATGAATTATCATAACAATATAACTCATATCGTTCCATATTATGATTTTTTAAGATTGATTCAAACATAAATCCAACAGGATGAGTAATAAAATCAGTTGAAATATAACCAACTCTTAATTTTCTACCTTCTATTTTACTCTTTCTATCATATTTATTAACAATAGATAGTAAATTATTATCTTTTGGAAAATAGTTATACCATACAGTTGCTCTTTTAAATATTTCTTTTTCTGTTAAATTCCAATTATAAAGATTATTAAAAATAATATTAGATAGAATTAATTCTTTCTTTCGAGGTTCATTCATTTTAATAGACATTTCAAGAGATTTTATATATGTTTCATTCATAGTTTGTTCAATCAAATCTAATTGAGATAAAAATAATAAATACATATTACCTAGATTATTTAAACAATTAATATTAGTTGGTTCAATCCGAATAATAGCACTATATAAACCTATTGCCTCATGATACATTCCTAAATTATCCATTTTTTCAGCCATCAAATTTGCAAAGAAACTATCAAATTCAATATTAATAGCATCACGTCCATATTTTAAAAATTTATTTATATTTTCACGTTGTAATTCTAATAATGCCAAATTTTTATTTACATTAAAATCATTCTTTATTTTCTTACATATTTTAAACATTTGTTTTGACATATTATATTGTTTAAACTGAAATAAACATACTCCCATATTCAATCGCACAATATAATATTCATAAAGATTATTAAATACATATATATTTTTAAAAATATTATATGCATCTATAAATTTTCCTTCTGCAAATAATTTAATAGCTTCTACTAATGAAGATTTATACTCATTTTCAATATAATTCTTATGATTAGTTGCAATTTTTTGAATTTCTTGTTCAAATTTACCACATATCACATCCCAAGTATAATTATCTTTGATATGTTTTCTATTATTCTCTCTTATCATATCTTTTATATTACTAGGAAGATTCATCATAGTATTCATCTTATTTACAAAATCTTCAATGTATTTAGTTGAATTAAAATTATGAATATTAATATCTACATATATATTCATATTATTCATAGTCTCTTTTAATGCACCTAAATCAGAGGTTACTATAATACAACCTGTAGCCATTGCTTGTAATGCAGTAATACAACTAGTTTCTTGAAAAGTATTTGGATAAGTGAGATACTCGATTTGACTTAATTCACTTGCTAATTTCTCTTGACTTACACCATATGAATATATGACTCCTTCCATTGTTTTAAATTCATCATAATTATTAGAAGTATTTTTTATTTCTTCTTGTTTATAAATATTCATTCCAGAATAAATATTAAATGTAACATCTTTATTTTTTGTTTTGAGTGATTTAAAAATAGGAATCATTAATTCTAAGCCACGCCAAGGAATAGAACAATATGTCATTGAATTTGGTTTCTTAATAAGAGGAATATTAAGATATTTTTCAAATGGTTTTCCAATTCCATTTCTCATAATATATGTTTTATTATATTCTAATTTGTATTCTACTATATATCTCATTCTTTGCCAGTCACTTACAAAAATATACATATCAACTAATGATTTTAATTTATCATCTTTTAATAATTTAGAAGGTTGTTGGTCAATATCATGACCTGTCCAAAGACAATATAAAGTAGTTCCTCCAAGATTTGATTTAATTTCTAATAATTCATTAGCCATACAACTAACAATAACAATATCAAAACTCAAGTTATTCATTGTAATATATTCTATGTAATTAGTTGCTGGAATATGTGGAACATCTCGATATATTTCAATAGTAGTACGTTTATTAAAAAAATATATATCGTGATTTCTATTTTTCATTTCTTCTAGAAAATAACATATTGCACTTTGAGTACCACCAAGAGGTTCCATATAGGGAGTATCTAGATTATATTCCCATTGTGAATCAAACATAGCAATCTTCATTATTAAAAATATATTTTACGTACTTTTTATATCAAAATATTGATTTTTAATTATTAAAAATATATAATTATTTATAATTAATGCTAATATACAAAAACTATTATACTACTAATATTTCTAAAATGGTTAAAATGGCTAGTTTCGATTTAGACCATACACTTATAAGACCTAAATCCGGTAATATATTTCCTAAAAATCTAAATGATTGGGAATTAATGCCTTATTCTATAAAATCAAAATTAGAAAAACTATCAGATGATCATCTTATTACTATATTTTCAAATCAAAAAAGAACATCTCACCAAAAATATAATAATAATGATTTCTTAAAAAAAATAGATAGTATCCACTCTAAATTAGGGATTAATTTTATATTTATTGCAGCGCTAGAAGATGATAATTATAGAAAACCTCGTATTGGAATGTACGAGCATCTCTTAGAAAAAGAAAATCTTAATATTAAAAAAAAAGATAGTTTTTATGTTGGAGATATGGCTGGACGTAAATCTGATAAATATGATACTGATTTAAAATTTGCTAAAAATATAGGTATCCAATTTATGACACCAGAAGAATATTTCTTAAATCAGACTAGCGGTAGTTATAATATAAGAGGATATAAATTAGATAATAACTCAAAGAATACTAAGATTAATATTATTCCTCAAAGAAAAGTAATGTTAGTAATTAGTGGTTATCCGGGTTCAGGCAAAAGTCATTTAGCAAATAAATTAGCAGGCAATACATTGATTATTATTTCTAGAGATAATTTTGGAACTAAATTTAATAAAAAATTAGAAGAAAGCTTAAAAGATGGTAACTATACTATTGTAGAAGGACTATATAGTAATAACTTATCTAGAAATAAATTAAAAGAACTTGCTGCTAAATACAATTATACTACTAAATATATAATTGTAAATACATCATATGATTTATCTTATCATTTGAATCTATATAGAAGTTTATATGAAAATAAAAATAAAGTTCCCGAAATAGTTTATATGAAATATAAGAAAGAGTTTGAATATCCATTACAACAAGACTGGGATGAGATTATTGATTATCATCCTCATATCCCACAAAAGATAAATAAAATGTATTTATATTAAGTCATAATCTAAGCCAAATAAATTGTTTGTTACTATTGGTTTATTCAATTTGCATTATCATTAAATTAAACTAGTAATTTGTCAAATAAAAAATTGAAAATTTAAATTGTAACACATTATTAAATACAAATTTTAATGTCTAATTCTATGATTAAAAGTTCTTCTTATACAACTGATGGGTCTTCCCGTCAGGACTGTACACTCGCTTTTACATTGTCTGTTCCTAAAACAGATACTATTATTGCTGTCATCGCAGTTTGGGATGGTCATGGTATTAAAGGTGATATTATAGCTACTACTGCACGTGATCTAACCTATCAATACTTTCTTGAAAGAGATAGTACATGGATTGAACGGACCGATGCAATATGGACCCATGAATTTACTCAACTTTTTGAGAATATTCACAATCGCTTTCAGGGTTTATCTGGTGGTTCTACTGCATCAATTGCTTTTTGTTTTGTTCAAGCAGATGGAACAAAAAGCCGTCTAATTCATGCAAACGTTGGTGATTCTCCAATTTATATTATTGATAAGGCTACTCGTTCAAGTCGTACTATTTCTGCAAATCATGCACCTGATAGTCTGGAAGAAGCAAACCGTCTGCATAGTCTTGGACCACAAGCAATGTATCCGGTTTATATGACTCGGCTTAAAACTCGCATCTTTATTACGGATCCAAATAATCAAGATATGTTAATAAAAGACTCTCGATATGAAAATTATGATATTCTATGGAAAATGAGATGTGGAGTATCAACTGTTGACTATGATCCTCAGACTTATCTGGTTTGTCAAGCAGGACATATTTCGGTGTCTCGCGCACTCGCTGATTTCACATATGTACCTCATGGAATGATATGCACTCCTCATGTCAGCTCGACAGTACTTGGTAATAATGAGTTTGTTGCCATTATGAGCGATGGTATTACAGATGTCAATAAACAAGCTACCCTTCCAGGATATCTTATTGATACGATTGCAACATGCGAATCATTAGATATTGCACTAAAAAAAGTAACTATAGAGGCACATCGAACATGGCTTGGACAATTTGGAACGCCTGATGATGCTAGTATTGCAGTACTTGACTAAACGCTTGATTAAACACTTGATTAAACGCTTGATTAAACGCTTGATTAAACGCTTGATTAAATTCTTTTATAACTAATAATGAATTTTATCTTCATAATATTTAGATTTTATAATATATCATAATTTATTATTTTATACAAAGTTATCATTTATTTTAGGTAGACTGAAATAATTATTTTTTTTTAATATAAAGTAACATAAATGTAACTAATACACAATATGTTCCTGGTCCAAATTCTTTTAATGTAGATAACCAATAATAAATCTTATCTTCATCATATTTAGGAAAGAAAGATTTATAAGTCTTATAACTAGAATTAGTTATATCTAAAAACATATTATATAATAATCTATTATCTTTTTTATCTTTTAATTGTATGACCCTACGTTTATAAAAGTTATCACTACCTGTTAATTTATAGGTTGATATTGCTTCATTCAATCCATATGCTAATGATATTAAAACAGAGAAAACTAGTAATACTATAAATAGTTCAAGATTCACCTTTTTGGTATATAATAAATATGCAAATAATGCAATATTAGAAATTATGTCCGAAGTTGCATCAAGTGCCATCCCTATATCACTTCCCATTGAATATTTTCTAGCCATACGTCCATCTACGCAATCTAAAATATAACCAAAACAATAAGTTGCTGCTGCATAATAATTATTTCCAATATGAAGAAAATAAATTGAAATAAAAGTAAACATTGTACTAATTATTGTTATATTATTTGGTGTTAATCCCATACAATGTAATGGATCAACTAATTTAATAGCAATAGGAAGAAAAATATTATTATCTAACCAAGATTCATGTAAACTATCATCCCCATACTTATCTGGTTTATTTGTCATTATAAATAATTAGATATTTATAATGTCATACATTTTATTTATGAGTTTAAGTTTAATTTTTTAATTAAAAATAAGAGAGCTCCAAATACTAACGCTCTAATAATTAGATTTGGATAAGGATTTTCTCGCGCAATTGATATTTTATCATAAATTAATTCAATTAATATTTTACTATTTAATATAATAAATAATACAATATAAATAATAATATCTTTGTGCTCAAATTTATTTGATATTTGTAGTGAATCTTCAACAGATTTCTTATCAGGTTTTACTTCTTTATGTACAAGTTTTATACTATCAACTTCTTTTTTAGTAGGCATTCGTTTTACATCTGTGAACATGTCTTTATTTCTTTCTTTTTTTATATTATCTAATTTAGTTTCTAATTTTCTAGCAAAATGATTCATATTAATATTATTTGACCGTTCATTCAATTTAGTATCATTTGTTTCAGTTGTATCTAATTTATCTAAAATTTTATCATAGTCTATTTCAGATTCAGAATTATTATCTATATTATTTTTTAATTTAAATACAGATGTACCTATATTAGTATCAAAATTTAAATCAAATTCTTCCATTATTAGTATATTATAAATTATTTATTATTAGTTTCTAACTCACAATTCATATAATATAGTCTGTCTAATAATTTATATTTATTCCATACTATAGTACGACCAATATTATCAGTAGTCTCTTGATTATATTCTGATGGTACATTAAAATTTGGTAGTACTTTTGATAATGCTATAATTTTATTAACTTCATCTAATGATAAACTACCTCTACAATCATGTGTATTCATTGTAAATATAATACATTTTTCAATAGGTCTTCTTAATAATTTCCCTAATAAATTCATATCACCGCCATCAATCATTATATACCAAATATTAATATTATATTTTAAAAATGCAAATTCTACTTTGTAAATCTTCTCATTATCAAAGAAATCATTCGCAAAATTATGTAAATCTCCTACTACACGTTGTTCTTTCCATTCTTCATCCCATGTTACAATCAAAGTATGAACCTTATTATAAAGTATATTTTTTAAATCTTCTTTTGTGATAATATCCATTATCATTGAATCTGAGTGTGATTCAATACGATTTTTAAATATAACTGCATTTGAATAAATAATATCCCCATTAACACTAAATAAATTACCTAAATGATTCATATTATTTTCATTCATATATTCTCTATGATTAGAAAAATCAACATAAGACATATTATATGCATAGCTTGGTTTATGAGTATTTGTAATTAATGGAGAATAATAATCTGCTATTATTTCGGTTTTAATTGGAAGACCTTCTATATTATATTTTGCTACATTTAGCCCTTCTGCCATTACTTGAACAAAATTATCAGTATTAGTATCTACATATGAAACTAAACCTAATTCTAAAACTTTCCTTGAATATTCTGGATCTCTCCAATCTACCGAATTAATATCGACAGAACTGCTACTATTAATAATAGCACATTTAAACTCTTCATTATGTTCAGTAGTTAGTTTTTCATTAATATATAAATTAGAATCTGACATATATAAAAATATATATTAATTTTCTTTTATATATCATTTATTAGAAAGTCATATACATTATCTATTTTTTGTTTAGCTAATATTTTAACAGGAACTTGTGAGAAAAATTTATTATTATCTTCTGATATAAAAGTATTACTATCTACCATATAAACAAATCGTCTTGTTTTTAATTTCTTTGGATTATTTATCTTGATGGTTTCCATAGTACTATCTATATTCATAGATGATAAGATTGCATTGGTTGGGTCATTATATGCAGTTATCATATTATTATTTTTAGGATGAATCAAAGAATTAACATTATATGGTTCTTTCATACTAATCCATAATTCAGCACCTTTTGTTTTTTTAGTTTTTCCAAGTAAATCTAACATTGTTTTAACTTGTTCCAAACTTTTTTCAATATAACCAATTTTTTTATATGTAGTTTCAATTGCATTTCTTTTTTTATGTAATTGGTCGTAATTAATATATTCTAATGGAAAGTTACCATTAATAATATCTTCTTGATAGGTATCCAAGTTATATTTTATCCACGATTTTATTTCTGTATCCATATCAGTTGTTTTAATAATAAATTTGTTAGTACACATAATTGGAACTTTTTTTGCGAGGCTTTTATAATGATTGTTTTGTCCAATTAATATATTTATTTTTTTAGGTTTAACCTGGTCTTGAATCATGTCAATAAAATTATTTTCCCAATATGTACTCATTTTTTTATCAACTTCTTTAAATTTATCATTTTTATCTTCTTTTAATTTTATATATTGTTTATACATTTTATCTATTTCAGGAGTTTTTAAAATTTCCATATTAATAGTATCCAAATCAATAACATTAAATATTATTTTTGGTATCGTATCAATTAATTCTTTTTTATTATATGGATTTAATCCTATTAAATGACATGAAATATTATTCATTACTTAAATTATAATTGAAAAAAATTAATAATATTTTTTATAGCGAGTTATAAAATACTTTAAAAATATATTCTAATATTATAATAGATGTCAGATGTTGTTATCAACTTAAATACTAAAACAAAACCTATACATATTAAATATATTAAAAGTATACATGGATTTGCTGATTCCAATAATAATAATAAATATTTATTTGAATTAATCATTAATGGAAAAAATATTAAAAATAAAATTTTTAGGAAAATAGAGGATACAAAATATTCTCATCTTCTTACTATTAATGATAATATAAAATTAAATAGTATTGATACATATAAAGCTAGAGTTAGTATTTTTCCATCTGAATTACCAGTAAATTATAATATTGAAGGAGAAATAAATAAAGAATATTCAAATTCTACACAACGCAGTGAAAATCTATATATTGAATTTACAAAAAATAACATGGGATATGCTATGTGTTGTTGTTTTTATATAGGTCTTGATAATAATAAGATATTCGCATCGCCACCGAGTTAAAAATATTTTAAATGTTTGTTTCAATTTATTTCAAAAATAAAAATATTTAGTAATTATAAGATATGAGTTATAATTATGAAATAAATTATAATATTTCTAAAAAGAAATCAGAACAATCAAAATATACCTATCGTACAGTTGAAGACGACTCGCAAATCTTTATTTTTGAATTAGTATTAAAAAATAATATGAATGAAAGTAATACAATTAGAAAATTAATGAAAAATACAATAGGTAATTTACTAACTTTAGAAGATAATATTATGTATGATTCTATTGAAAAATTTAAATTAACAATTATTGATATTAATTTTCCCGATAATCCAGTTGTTATAAAATATATGATTGACCATAATTTATCTACAAATGTTTTCTTAAATAATATAGTATATATAGAAATTAGTCAAACAATTAATAATATTATGTTAATTAATTACACAATTAACAAATAATTACACCAGAAACAAATTAGAGGCTAATAATACAAAAAATAATATAATATATTATAATATAATATATGATTAATTATAATAAAATTATCACGCAAAATAATCAAATTATTAATATTTTAGAAAATTATAATAATACTGATGATTATTTACTTTTTATTTTTTTTACTTGTTGTATGGTAGGTGGATATGAAAGTTATGATTATATTGTTCATCTATTAGTATATAATATATCAAATAGTATTAGTAGCAGCAAGCTGGATTTATCTCTTTATTATCCAATTGAAGTTAATATTAAAGATAGAATGAATGATACTATAAAATATTATAATTTTTACTCTATTCAAGAAAAAACTATTATAAATGATTTTATAAAAAAAATAAAAAATTAAAAATTAAAAATTAAAAATTAAAGCACATGATATAATGTATAATAAATATGATTTTCATATAAAAAATTCATTATTTATAGGTGATTATATTATTAATAATAATAAAATTAAAGTAGATAACGATATAATAATTTTAGATAACAATGATTTTAATAATATTATTAATGTAGTTGGACAATTGAATAATGTTATGGGTAATAATATTCTTTATGTAATAGATAATAATCATCAAAGTAATAAATTATTATATTTCTCAAAAGAAATTGTATTACCATCTAATTTTTATGATATTAATAATTTTGTTAGAGATAGAGAAACTAAATTTAATTATTTAAGATTAAAATATTTTCATAAAAAATATAAAGTATTCCATTATAATGGGTCATCTGCATTAAGTTATTTCTTACTTGAAGACTTTCATATAAAATCAGAAAATAATAAGTAATGGTCTGATATATTTGTAAAAACAGTATATGAATATATTGATTTAATATCGGTAGAACCGCTACTATTTTTTTTTAATAAAATAAAATCTGTTTTCTCATTCTGTGAAAAATTTGTTGGTATAACTATTTTGTTTATTGAATTAAAATTCTCTCTAAAATATTTTGTTTTCTTTTCCCAATTATTATATCTTTTTGAATTCTTTTTCATATATATATCAATATTAAAATCACCACATACAATAACATTGTTTACAGACCCTTTTAATAAATTAGCAAAGTCCTGAAATGATTTTGTAACTTGGTCCATATTAATACCCATATTTTTTAATATCATATTAGTTGTTGTAAAATATTCCATATGTACATTATATATATTAATTTTCTTCCCATTAAATGTTACAGATGCTTTAATTATATTTCTATTTATATATTTATATCCATATACTTCTTCATCTTCTAATTTTATTTTACTATATATACCATTTGCTAAGAAATAATAATCATTATTTTCCATATCGTAAAATTTACCAGTTTGTGTTGAACCTATTACTTTATATTTGTAACCTAAATCTGTCATTAATTTATTAAAATATTCAAAATTAAAGTCAGACCTTATCTTTTTTAGATCTGTTATATCCTCAGTTATAATTTCATTTGTTATCGGTATAAGCTCTTGTAAACATATTATATCAGCATCTACTTTCTTAAATAAATTAATAAATTTTTTAATATCTCTTGGATTTTCAAAAGGATTTAATGCAGTGCCAAATAATGGAGCTAAACCTTGATTACATCTACTTATGAAATTATGTAAATTAAATGATGCAACACGCAGTGCTTTGAATTTTGGTTTAAAATCAGTTGATGTTGTATTACAAAATCTTTCAACTGATAATTTAGTAAAATCTTCACCAGGATATAAATAAGGTTTATCAGAACTATATATTTTAATATATGGACCATATCCCATTGATATTAATTCTTCTTGTGTTGGATAAACATATTTCTTATCTGCAATGTTCTCTAATTTATCAAACATACTATCAGAACCAGCGGATTGGTCTGTTATGCTAATATCATTATCTTTATCTTCTATATATGTCATTTTAATCCATTCTTTAATTTGTTCTATAGATAATCTAATATAGTATCTAGTTTTAAGATAAAACTGAATTGTTTCTATATATTTTTTCCTATCAACCTTCTTAATATCATCTTTCTTTACAACTTCATTATAAACCTTTGACTCGGTCGGTATTTCTAATTTATAATTAAGATTAAACATTTGTCTTACTACTAATAAATCTGTAAATTGAGCAGGACGCATTCTTTTTAATCTTAAAATAACATCATATTTCAATCTTAAGATTTTTACTCCCATAAAATAATAATAATATTTTGGATTTAGTACTAATTCATTATAATCTTTTGCTCCAAATATTCTAGCACGACCATTTAACTCTGCCTCCCATTTACTATTATATTCTTTAGTACCCTTATATGATATATCTATATCTTCTTTATTTATCTTTTCTATTAATTCTGGTTTTATTTTATCACTTTCTAATAATATACAATCTAAATCATTGGCTTCTCTTATACCATATGTATATAATACACCCGAACTAAAAATTAACAATTTTTCCAATTCCATTTGTGTATAATCATAAAAAAATTTTTTAATTTTATTAAATATTATAATAGATTTCTTCATTTCCATTATTTTCCAAGAATGTTGTCTTTCTAAAAATTTTAGTGAATTATCATTAAAAAATATGCCAGAATATTCATATACTTGATTTATTGTATCTGATATATGAATATAATCATAACCTCTTGGATATCTATCATCATTTTCTTTAAATGGTGTTAGTTTGATATCTTCTTTAGTAAAGTATTCTCGTAATTCTTGTTTAAATACTGATGATGAACCATTTATTGGTTTATCTTTATTCATATGAGTATAAACTATAATCTTAATAGTTCTCTTAATACCATCATTTAAAAAACCTAAACGTTCGGCTTTATACATTATATTACCGATAGTTTTCATTCTCTTTTCTTGAGCATATAATTGATAAATTAAATTTAATTCTGCATTATACGATATTATTATATCCTTCATATAATGAATATCACCATTTTTTTCTATTATTCTAATTACTTTTTTAAGGGTGTCTTTTTGATTTAATGCTTTAGGACTAAACATTATAATAGAAACATCTTTTGATGATTTAATATAATACATCATAACAGTATCATCTATTATTTTTTTATTAATTATGTTATTAAATATATCATTATTTTCTTTTGAAAATCTTTTAATTGGTTCAAAATAATCTTTATATTTAATATCCTGATATAATGGTTCTATTATTTTATTACAACACCAATCGACTCCTGATAAGAAATTATTCATTTTATTATATTATATTATATTATATTATATTATATTTGATATATTATAATAAACTTTTTCTAGATTCTATTAATGGAATACGCTGATAAAAATATATCAGAATGGACGCATAAATTTAATAATTATTTAGAATTAGAAGCAAAATGTATTTCTAATATTGAACAAATTACAGAAATTAAAATTAATTTTAATAAATTATTAGGTAATCAAAGAAAAGATGATATTTTATTTTATAAATCTATTTTAGATAATTCATTATTTTATTTAAATAGTTCACTGAAAATAAAAAAAATTAAATTCTTAAAAGACCTTAATTATATATGGGATAAAATAGATGAACGTAAAAAGATGGATGAAGTAATTATAACTAATTTTGATTTCTTATTAAAAGATTATCGTAAATTATCTGAAGATATATTATTATTAAAGAAATCTAATAATAGATTGGGATGGGTTAAAGATGAGAAAACCCAAGATTTACAAGAATTAGAACTCGAGATAACAGAAATTTTAAACTATCATATTAAATTGATAGGATTCTTTTATTCAAGTACAGAAATTGAGAAGGTCTTTTATTGCAGTAAATAAATTGAATTAATTTAAAAAATAGTTATTTATTTAAATTAATGAGTAATGATAAAAAACAGGAACCAGAAAAAGATTATGCTTGGAAGGATGAACAAGAAGATATCCTAAGAAAATGGGCTGATAAAGCTTTATGTTTTAAAATGATGCATGAACGTGCATATAGAAGATTCTGGTGTTTAAATGCATGGTTTAATATTCCTGTAATTATTATTTCTACTCTTACAGGAACGGGTAATTTTGCATCTGGTAGTCTAGGTAGTATGTCTCAATATATTCTTTTCGGTTTTGGTTCATTAAATATTTTTGCTGGTATCCTTGCAACTATTGCTACCTATATGGGTGTTGCTCAAAAAATGGAATCACATCGTTTTCTTAGTATTTCGTGGGATAAATTTACAAGAAAGGTTCAAATTGAATTAGCTAAACCACGTTTAGACCGTGTTAAAGCAAAAGATTTTATTAAATCGAGTGCTGAAGAATATGACCGATTAATTGAAATGTCACCAATTCTTCCTACAGATATTATTAGATGGTTTACTAATATGATTGAAACAGGACAATTTGATGATAATCTAAATGAATTTGAGATGTGTTGTTTTGAATGTTTTTGCTTTCCTTGGGGGTGCAGTATGTGCAGTTGTTGTAAACTATGTAATAATATTAATCATCATCTTAATGATGAAAATAAAAAATCATGGGATAAAATTGAATTACCTGAAATTATTGGTCGAGTTAAACCAACAAAAGTTGCCATAGAACCTGCACCTGAATCACCACCTCCATTAGTTATTATTGATAATCATAGTAAAGTTATTAATAATGAAATTAAAGAAATTAATGAATATGATATTTATAATACTATAATAGTATAGCACTATTAATATAGCACTAATGATATAGTTATAATTCATTACTCTTCTTCAGATTCTGAATCAGACTCGGGCTTTTTCAACTTGAGTGATTTTCCAGATAATTTATTTACCTTTTTTAATGTAAGTGATTTCTTATCAGATTCTGATTCTGAATCAGATGCTGAGTTGTCACTATCTGAATCTTGTTCTGCTACAATAAGTTCAGGTTTAATTGTTTTATTTTTTTGAATTTTTGTTGCTTCATCAAGATTGTATAGTTTAGTATCTTCCTTATCAAATTTACTAAGTAAATCTCGCAATTCAACAATTAATTCTTTTTGTTCTGCTTCTAACTTGACACGTTCTGCATCAAGTGCAGTAATTTGTGCAGTAATTTTAGACCAACGTGTTTTCTTTTCATCTAAAATTTTCATATGTTCTGGCTTTACTTCATCGTCATCTTGAACTATTTCTTTGGTTGCTTCTACAGATTTTTCTTCAACTTTCTTAGCTTGTGATTTCTTGGGAGTTACTTCAGGAACATCTTCATGAACATCTTCAGGAACAGTTCCTGCTACTTTTTTACCTTTTGATTTCTTGGGAGTTACTTCAGGAACATCTTCAGGAACAGTTTCTGCTACTTTTTTACCCTTTGATTTCTTGGGAGTTACTTCAGGAACATCTTCAGCAACAGTTTCTGCTACTTTCTTACCTTTTAATTTCTTGGGAGTTACTTCAGGAACATCTTCAGCAACAGTTTCTATTACTTTCTTACCTTTTGATTTCTTGGAAGTTACTTCAGGAACATCTTCAGGAACATCTTCAGCAACAGTTTCTGCTACTTTCTTACCTTTTGATTTCTTGGAAGTTACTTCAGGAACAACTTCAGGAACATCTTCAGCAACAGTTTCTACTATTTTCTTACTTTTTGATTTCTTGGGAGGGTCTTCAAGAATAATTTCATGGGTCTCTACAGAAGCTTCTACTTTCTTAGATTTGCTTTTTTTAGTAGTTTCTACAGGTACTTCAGAGGATACTTCAACAACAGATTCAGATTTAACACTTTTCTTAGGCATTAAAAACATAAAGAAAATAACAATAAATAGACGAATAATCAATTTTTTTATTATAATGAAATAATTAAGAGAATATTGGCATAGCCCACTTTATTCAGAGTAATCAATTTTTACAGGTAAAATATTACTACATCTAAATTGCAAAAGAATTGAAAAATCAATAAATTATTATAATATTATAATAATTTATTAATGTTATGGCCAGAAAAAGCTCAGAAATATTTAGATAAATATTGGAAGATAGATAAACTCAAGGATAAACAATTTGAGGTTATTAATTCATTATTAAGTGGAAATGATACAATAGGTCTCCTTCCAACTGGGTATGGTAAATCAATGTGTTATCTTATCCCTCCATTAGTAACTCGTAAAATTATATTCATTATTAGTCCATTAATATCTTTAATGGATGATCAAAAAGATAAATTAACTCAAATGGGTATTCCATGTGCTGCACTTCATAGTAATAACAAAAATAAAGATGAAGAGATATCTCTTATTATTGATAAGAAAATTAAGATTGTTTATATGAGTCCTGAATATCTTATTAAATCAGATGGTATGGATTTAGCAGAACTTTTAATTCAAAATAATACAATGGGATTTCTAGCAGTTGATGAATCTCATTGTACAAGCGCATGGGGTCATGACTTTAGACCTGAATATACTAAAATTAAATTATTTCGTGATAAATTTCCTAATATTCCCATTTTAGCAGTTACTGCTACTGCTACTGTGAATGTATGTACCGATATTAGTAAGATGTTAGGAATGAATGAACCTATTGTTATTAGAGCATCTTTTGATAGACCTAATCTATACATTAAAGTTCTTGATATTCCTAAAATTGGAAAGAAACTAATAAAAAAAGATAAATTAGTAGTACCATATATTAAAAAATATAATAATGAAAAAATTATTGTATATATTAATTCTAGAAAAGATACTGAAGAACTAGCAGATAGTATTAATAAATCATTAGGGGGTAATATCGCTAGTGCATATCACGCAGGATTATCAAAGAATGATAGAGAAGATGTACAATCTAAATTTTCAAGTGGAATAATTAAAATTATTATTGCAACTATTGCTTTTGGTATGGGAATTGACCAGACAGTTAGATGTGTACTTGTAATTGGGGCTCCATCATCATTAGAAGAATATTATCAACAAATTGGACGTGGAGGTAGAGATGGATTACAATGTGAAACAGTCTTATATTTTGATTATTCTAAAATTATCATTGGGGAATATATGTTGAAGAAAGAATGTAATGACCCTAATTTATATCGAGTTAAGAGCGGACATTTAAAACGAGTGAAGAACTTTGCATATAATAATGAGTGTCGACGTAAATATATTTTAAATTATTTTGGTGAAAAATATATGGCTGATAATTGTAATAATTGTGATAATTGTTACCGTATTACTAATATCAAGCCACCTAGCCCTAAGAAAGAAACTTTTGAAGATAAGATTAATAAGTATAGTGCGTTTTTAGTATAAAAATTTTAGTATAAAAAAAATCTAGTTTAATTTATTAATTAATAATTTATATTATTATTGATCATCTTTAAAATAGTTTTATTTATTTATTAAAAAATCGGCATTTTAAATATGCATTGCTTTTTAAAAGCAAAATGATTTAAAGATTTCTTATTATATTATAATAACAAATTAATTAAAGTTCCCTATTCAAATAAGATTCGTCTTATAATTGATTGAGGAAAATGTAAGTAAAATTATTTTTGTTCTTTGGGTCTCATCATATAGTGGCTATTATGGTTGGCTGTTATATTCTTTATGGTGGTAATACATCATAATTTATAATACTGTTACCAATTCACCCTGGTTCGAATCCAGGTGAGACCGATAAATATATATTATAATTTACACCCTTAAAAATTTAAAATGAAATAAAATATCAAAATATAAAAGTAATTATGAAAAAACATTTAAAAATTTATATAATAATTGGCTTAAAGACTTGTTATATATAAATAGTATTAGACGGTGTAGTCTAATAATAATGAATCCATAGCTCAATTGGTCAGAGCATTTAGCTTATTCCTAAAAGGTTGGAGGTTCAAGTCCTCCTGGATTCACTATCTCGTTCCTATTAATTTTGTCATCTAAGACAATGTTAGTAAGGAAAAATACTACATACAGCAAGTTATTATATAAATGTAGTAAGCATATTCCATTACAGGAATTTAGGTCTTGTAGCTCAGTTGGTTAGAGCGCGGTGCTTATGCCACCGAGGTCGCAAGTTCGAGCCTTGCTAAGACCAATATTTATCTACATACAGCAACATTAATAAACTATGCAAGTTAATTATTGTAGATAGCACAATTCCCAATTGGGAAACATCAGGTCTTGTAGCTCAGTTGGATAGAGCATCCGACTTCTAATCGGAAGGTCGTGGGTTCAACTCCCATCGGGATCACTTTTTAACTACATACAGCAATTTATCAAAACAATTGTGTTGGAATATATTTTTGTAGTTAGCACCATATGCCAAGTTCACTTATTTTAAGTAAAATAAATGTTTTTATTTATTTTATAAAATTGAAATTACAATTTAATATAATAAAATATTTTATTATATTAAATGGACAACCAAATAGGAAAACCAAAATTTGATGCTATGCAAGTGGCACATGACTTTATTGGGTATTTTTATAACACATGGTTTACTGATCCTAAAAGTATGTACTCTTATGACCCTAATGTGTGTCAACTCATCAAGCCATATTCTAAACTTTTATATGAAGGGGTTCAACACGAAGGTATACACTTTATAAATTTATTAGAAAATTTTGTAAAGTCTGGTGTAAAGTTTAATATTAACAAATATGATGTATTATACACTGGTTCTCGTACAATACAAATCCACATTCTTGGAACATTAACTAATAATATAGAAGTAAAAATAATTTCACAATTCTTTATGCTAGTTTATCAAGGTGAGAAGGATAACAAGTGGACTCTAATGAATAGTACGATTGTTATAACATAAGAAAATGTCATAAGAATTGCTGCGATCAATTGTTATTGCATAAAATTATTTTCAAAAAATTATTTTTTTAATGCACGTGATTTAAGTTTCTTAAGATATTTACTCTTATATTTCATATACTTGTGAGTTATCATTTCATTATATTTATTTACTCTTTCTACATTTGTTTCATTATTCCATACATCAATTATAGGGGTTGCAGTTACAGGAAAATATTGTGGATTAAATAGATTTAATATATCATTAAAATTACTATTATAAGAACAAATCATTTTATCAAATATTAAATTATTTAATTTTTCAGTTGATATTAAACTACCAATCAATGTTGCATCATTATTAGTATCTATTCTTTCTAATATATCTATTGCTATTCTTTGTAATTTATCAAATTCAGAAGGTAAGGGTTCTTCTAATTTAATAGTATTCTCGCTTTTCTGATAAAATCTATTAGTAGATGCTTTTCCCACAATAGATATTATACTTTCCTGTAATTTTTTACTATCAGAATTGATATGGGTATTATAGTATAATTCATTTGTATTAATATAAGGAGGATTTGGTGGATTATTATAATCTTTCAATATATCGGTCTTAATTATTGTAAATATTATAAAATTTAAATTTTTCAATTCAGTCGGTCCAATTATATTTTGGATAACTTTCATAATATCACCATTCATTACAAGAGGTCCAGAATTATTACCAATATAGAATCTTTCTAATTTTGATTGTTTAACTGTTGTGTTAACACAATATGGGAAAATCGATTTATCAAAATATAAAGTATCGTTGTTGAAATTGCTAATAAGTGTTGACTTGATATCTTCGCGTAACTGTTTTAATGATTTATTAATAAATATACCTTCTACTATTCTTGCAGGACACTCAGTTAAGATAATATTCTTTACTAATTTTCTTTTACTTTCTAATGCTGCTTTTGCAGTAGCATCTTTACCCCTTTGTGCACGAAATTCTGACTCTTTAGTAGCGATTACATTATTTAATTTCTCTACAAAAGGTAAAAGTTTAGTATCTATTGTTGTAACTTTCTGGATTTTCCCAAGCATTTCTACTATTTTATTTTTCCCTTGATTAATTTTTGAAAGTAAAATATTTTGTATATCAATTAATTCTGGAAGTAAACTAATAACTTCCTTTATGGCTGAAATATCTCTATTTTCAATCTCTTCTTTCGTGTTTTGTCTTTGAATACTATTCAATTTAAAATCATCTGGTAAATCTTTTGATATATAAACAAATGATTCAAATAAATTTAATAAATCATCAGGAGAAGTTAATACTTTTGCCTGTTGTGCATTAAGAATTTCAGTTATAATTTGTGTATATCTAGCTTGTAATTTTTTTAAAATTGTAAGCGATGGAGGCTCAGGTATTGATTCACTTTGGGAGTTAGCACCATAATTTTTTATCGCATCATCATAATCTGCAGAAACACCATCATATGCCATATCTTTATAATTTATACCTTCAAAAGTTTTAGTTTTCTTAGTTACAGCATAACTTTTTAACATTTTCTTAATAATTACATCGTCGTTGCAATCAAATTTATTTTCTACACCTGCCAAATCACCACAAACTAAATAAGAAAACCCTTTGTTTAATTTCTGTGTACATTTTAGGAAAATAAGAAGGTGGGAACGCGAACTATCTGGGTTATTTGAAGTGGGGTCTGTATTTCTATTATTTACACTATATAACATATATTGTTCTATAGGAAAATTCATACCATCACTTTTCCAGTCATTGCCATTAATTTTAAATTGATATTTAGTATTAGCGTTGTCTTCAGGTAAATTGTATGTATTAATATTTATATTAGTAATACCATCTAATTTAATATATTTATATTTGCCAATATCAATTAATTCGATTATTTGTATTTCTATTATATCAATCGCCTCAATAAATCGAGGTTGGTTCAATATTAATGGAATAATACCAAGTTGACTAGTACGTCCAATATTTAAACTAATTAATGTACTAGATTTACCACTACCGGATTGACCATAACCTAATACAAATACGTGTTCCTTTTTATTAATTAATTTTTCTAATATTAATTCTGATGTATTATCGGCAATATCCTGATTACTTTCATCATTCAAAAATGTATTGGTGTAAGGGCCAAAATAATAATATTCAGGTGTTTGATTTGTATTTACATTATCACGGTCATTGTTGTCATCTGCTGCATATTTCAGACTCAAATATTTATCAGTTTCTTTGATAGTAAATCTTTTATTTCTTTTCTTATTATCATTACGTTCTTTCACATATGCAAACACTTTCTTTTTATCTCTAACATGTTCTTCATACAAACTATTTATTTTTAAATAATTTCCATAAAGAAATTTGTATATTTTAGATAATGGAGCTATTTGTGTAATAAATATCAATAATAATTTTAAAAAATCATTTGAAATTTCTTTATTAGCCAAATAACGTTGTAATAATAGAGGGTCTTCTAATTTTATTGCATCAAATAATGTTTTTATTAAAATCATTTTTCTATTTCCTTGAACTCCTATTTGAAACTTGGTGGAAATAGTATAATGAATCATAGTATCTCGATTTATTTTTGATTGTAATGTCGTATCAATAGAAAGAAGTTCGAGGGTTAATACCTTAAAATCATTCATATCAATAAATAATAGTGTAAATAACTGCTGCATTTTATTAAATATGTCACCAAATTTTGCTTGTGTTAAATTGGAAGCTGATAGTAAACTCATCGCTTTTAATAACAAATCGGAATTGAAAATTGAGTAAACATCCGATAATTTCTTAACAGTAGCCATATAATTACTAATAGAACCACCTCCTTGTGCTCCTTGTGCACCTTGCACACCAGCATCTAATTGTGTTCGTTGTGCTATAGTTGCTCTCCACATATCTGATAAATATTTATCAATCAAGGGCATTTGTGGTGCAAGACTCGCTTCTAATCTTGCAAGATTATTAGGGGGATCTGAATTGAAACCACTTGGAAGCAACCCTTTAGTAGAAATATCAACAAGTTGTGAGAATTTCTGATTCATCAGATAAAGAGTACCTTCAATATCAGGCTCTACTATTTTAATATTTATTAAATAATCTCTTAATACTTGTAATTGAAAAATAAATAAATTTTTTAACATATTGTTATTTACTTTTAATTTAGTTTGTAAGTTTATATCTATTAAGACTAATTCTTTTGCCTTCTCTTCAATATAAGCTTTCTGTTGTTTATCTAAAGATTCAAATCCGTTTTTAAATGTATCTTCTTTAAATTCTTCTTTAAATTCTCCTTTTAACATATCTATTAATTTTTTAAATTCTGAGTTTTCATATGTAGTCATTATTATATATTATAATATAATATTATATATTATTTTAATTGTAAATATTTTTTCTTATATTTTAAATATTTAGCTTTTGCAACTTCTGTATTTTTTGCAGAAACAAGAGCTTCAACTTTACTATTGAGGGCAGATTCAAATGGTTTAATTAGTTCATCTAAAGGTACTTTTTTTAAGAATACTAGAACTTGTAACTGAATAATATTTTTTAAAAATTCAATCCATATAGCATCATTTATATGTTGTTTAACAGTATCATAATTTTTTTTTATTAATAGATCAATATCTAATAATTTGTTTTCTAATTCTAGATTAGTCATAAATTTTATTTTATCAGGTATATTTAATTTTTCCATAGTTGCTATTATTTGGTTCTTAATTGACTCATCTATTAGAAATATATTTAATATTTTATTTAAAAAATCACTAAATGGTGTTGGTGCTACTGGTGCTGGTGCTGCTGACATTTATCTATATACTTATATATAGATAAATATTATATTATATTATTTTCTGTTCTTGAGTGTTAAATATTTCATTTTATATTTTACATAATTTGATAAATCATTTAATTTAGTGCTAGAGCCACCTAATTGATAATTAAGGTTACCAGTTTTTTGAACAGCTAATATACTATTAAGTGTTTTTACTTTATCATTTAATGCATCTAATAGAGGATTAATATCAAGAATACTAGGAACATCATTAGGAACCAATGCTTGTAAAGAATCGCGACTAGGAGCTTGTAGACGTTTTAATTTTTCACGTAAAACTAAACCTTGTAAAATACCTAAATTTGTTTTTAGTGTTTTTAATTTAGTTTTAGTCTCTTCTTGCAAGTTTTTATTTCCTGGTGCAACCATTATATTGATAGCATTATTTAATTTAAAATCTTGCTTTAATAAAAAAGAAACTTGTCTAATAATATTTCGATGTTGTAAATTTTCATAAATAAACTCTTCATCATATTCATTTGTTTTTTGATCAAATATAAAATTATCGGATTTTGATTCTTCAGAAGGTTTTGCAAAATTAAAAATAATTGCACTATCTAATCCTAATGCTTCTATTATCGCATCTCTAACTATTTGTAAACTGATAGTTTTCTTATCTTGTTTAAAATTAGATTCAGCATCCATGAAAGCTTGATATGATGGTCCTACTGGTGCTGCTATTAGTCCTGCTGGTTGTGATGCTGATTGTGATGCTGGTTGTGCTGCTGGTTGTACTGCTGATTGTACTGCTGATTGTGCTGCTGATTGTGATGCTGATTGTGATGATGATTGTGATGCTGATTGTAACATTATATTTTATTATATATAATGATAAATTAATTTCTTAATATTTTATTTATACTTTCTATCTTATTATTAAGAGCATTTAACAAGTCATTTATATCTTGAGAAGGAACATTATTATTTTCTGGTATGTTTGGAAGTGGGTCGGTACCATAGGTTATTCCTTCTATTTTTTTTGGTTCTGGTATTTCATTATATGTTTGTGTAGAAGGTTTTATTGTAGGAGCAATAACTTGTGGTCTCAATATATTATTTACTGAATATTGTTGATATTTAATAATTGGTAAGTTGTAATGATAATTTTTCATTACATATTGATTAAATATACTATATATTGTTCTAATATTATCATATGGTTTAACCATATTATATTTTTTAAAAATATTATATTCAATCGTAATATCCCATAATCCACCTTTATAATTACATCTTTTCATTTTAGTAAATATATCAATATAATCGATGAATTTTTGTATCCTTATTTTATATTTCATATTATAACTATATACAATTAATGGGTCGTTCATATCATACCAAGGGAGTAAATAGATTTTTTTAGTATGTACATATTTATCGTAATTCTTAATAATATCTATATATACATCTTGTTCTTTTATTACACTCCTAATATTAAAATAAAAATTATCTTCGTTATCCTTATTATATTTATCAAATATGAGTTCAGGAAAGATTTGTTTTATTATTGTTCTGTATGTTTTATTATTAATAATAAGTATCCTATTTTTTAATTTTTTATATTTTTTTAATATCATATATATGATAGAAAGTATAATTCCCCTATCATTCCATATTACATAGGATATTCTACAGTAATTGTTCATATTAATATTATTAATATAATAATTATAATAATTATATATAGTATTATAATGGTACGAGCTAATAGAACTAAAAAAATAAAAGCTTCTTCACACGTTGGGGGAACTTTTTTCTCTCAAGGACCTCTTTTTAGTCCTGGTGAAGTTTTTCAAGTTAGAAGTACTCTTAAAATGGGTACTGTAAGAGGATTAAGAAGTGATAGTCACGAACAACAATATAATTGGCCTCAAAATAAATATTATTATCACGTTGATTTTAATGATGGTAGTTTTGAAACTTATTTATCTCAAGATATGATGGTAAAAATTGTAAATCCTTTTAATCTACTACAACCCGACCAAGTGATTTATAATGGTTGTAGATTTAGAGTTGGTGAAAGAGTAAATGTAAATAATAAGACACTAAATTTCAGAGACCCTTTTAGACAAGAATATATAGCAAATAAAAATGGTATAATTACTACAATCTATGATAAGAGTCCTCACACAATCCCTCCAAATAGTTGTTTATATGAAATTAGATTTGATGATGCAACAATTGCAGTAGAAGTTATTGAAATTAATATTAATAAAATAAATAGTATAGAAAGTGATTTGAGAAACTTAACTTTACTAAGTAATATGAATCAAATGATGAATAATAATAGAAATCAAACACTATTTAATACTCGCAATGAGCTAGATGATCTTAGTATAAATGATAAAGATTTACAAAAAGATGTAACTAAATATTTTTATAAGAAAACACTTAAATGGCTTGGTGGAGATCATGAGTTTTCAAGTTTACAGAAACAACTTGATTTTATAAAATCAGAAAAAGGGTTAAAATATATTAAAACACTTTTAAAATTATTTATGAAGAAACATAAAGCAAAATGGTATGAATTGAGAGAAGATAATTACGATGATGTTAAAGAATTTATTCGAACTCACCTGAAATCAATATAATAAAATTAATTAAAATAATAATTTCTAATTAATTTTATAAGAATGAAAGTATATTCACATAGTTTACAAGGCAAACGAGATGCCAATGAAGACCAACATATACATGTACTTAATATAGATAATACCGACCAAACACTAAATCCAATTAATTTCTTCGCTGTCTTTGATGGGCATGGTGGTAAAGCGGTTAGTAAATATTTGAAAGATAATTTACCCCAATTTTTTACTAATCGATTTAATAAAGATATATATAGTAAACCAAATTCAGCTAGCAAATATTTTATTAAAGTGTATGACACTATTCAAAATAAAATGAAAGAAGAACATCCTCGATTTATTCAATATTGTGGTTCCACTGCTTGTGTAGCTATTCAATATAATGATATGGATGGTAAAAATAGATTATGGGTATTAAATGTTGGTGATTCCCGTGCAGTTAAATGTAATAAATTAAATATTGCCGAACAACTGACACAAGACCACAAACCTAATTCTCCTGAAGAAAAATTAAGAATTGAACAACTAGGAGGAAAAATAGAATTCGATGGTGTTGATTGGAGAATTAAAGACCTCTCATTATCTCGTGCATTCGGAGATTTAGAATGCACTCCCTATGTTACCCATTTACCACAAATTTATAGATATAAAATAAGTAGTGGTGATAAATTTATTATATTCGCTTGCGATGGTTTATGGGATGTTATGACTAATCAAGATGCGATTGATTATATAAATGAAATGATAGCAAATAAAAAGTTTAAAGGAAATTATGCTAAAGAGTTAGCAGAACATGCAATTGCAAAAGGTTCATTAGATAACGTGACTACAATAGTTTATATGTTATAAAATGTGACATAGTCGTGTGGTTATGTCATGCGACATAGTCGATATTACGAGTTAACGGTAATATAATGAAATAAATATCTTTTATTAAATACTCATCTCTATAAGTATTAGTAGTATTAATAGTAATTGAATAATTGTCATCATTTTTAGAAATTTGATAGCTAATATTATATTTATAAGTTAATTTATTCAATTCATTTATAAATTGGGACATATCACAAATTAAAGTAAAGCGATTTAGGGCAAACATTATTTATAGATAGATTATATATAAATAGTTATTTATTTCAGTTTTATTGTTTCTTTATGAAAGTTTTCTTTGCATTAGCGGTAGACTACTAAAATTACCTGCTTTAATTTCATCTATATTTCCATCATTATTATTATATTTATATAAATACATATTTGGATAATCAGAAGATTCCAATAAATTATTAAACATCTTATCAGCATTTGCAATCATCATTGGAAAATTTTCAGGATTTACAAAACGGTACTCATCTAAAGCCCTGCTAGCGGTTCTTATTATTAAGTTCTCTTGATTAGTAGATGGATATACAACAACTTGAAAATAATCTGGTATATTATCTCGCATAAATTTAGGTAACCATTCTCCGCTTACAGTTTCAAATATAAAATTTAATCTAAGATGTGTTGCAATATATACCATAATCATTGGTATTGCATCTATATTAATTCGATATTTTGAATATTCATTATATGATTCTTTACTTAGAGGTTTTATATTTGCACTTTCTTTAATAATATCTTCATTTGTTTTTCCTGTTTTAGTGCGAAGGCATAACAATATTTCTTCAGCTTTATCTTTCAATGCATCTTTACCTGTTTTACCATTTATATTTACACCATATACATAATCATCTACTGATATATCAATAAATGACTTTTCAATTGCATCAATATTACTTTTTGGTTCTAGCTCGTGTACTAAATTAAATCCTATTTTTCTTGCAAGAGTTTTACCAGAACCTGTAGGACCCATTACAATCATACAATATTTTCTATTTGTTGGGATTGATTTTAATGGTTCTATAGTATCTTTAATTAAATATAATAATCCCGCTACTTTGGATGAATAGTCATCCCCTGCCTCAAAATTAATTACGCGTCCACCTGTTTGCGTATTATATTTTATCAAAATATATTCGCTTAATTTTCTTAAATATTTATATTTCGGTTTTAGAGTTAATTTATTACTATATTTTTTTATTTTATGTTCAATGTTCATATATATATATTTATAAAAATAAATACCTCAAACTTAAAGAAAAATTAAACAATTTCGTTTAACGGAAAAAGGTCTAATAACTAATCAAGTTTGTTTAATGGAATCCACTTTTTAAACTTATTATTATATACGCAATTAAATCGAACTGGATTATCTTGTATCAACAGTTCACACATATGAGATGTTTTTAGATTTGGAATCATAGCAATACCCATCTTATCACCATCCTCTTTTTCAGAAATATCATATACATCGGGGATCATAGTACGAGTTAACCATAATTGTTTCATGTTACTTCCACTTTCATATGAATAATTTCTAGATTTAATAAAATTAACAAAATCAACAATAATGTTATAAGACTTTTGTTCTATCATTTCACTATTAGAACTAATTTCTACTTTTTCTACTTTCTTTTCAATATGTAGAATTGTAATTCCAGATTTAGGTGGATAAAAAATAATTCCATTTGTATCTATTGATATGGTTGGCATCGTTTTAATCATTCCTTCTAATTCATCATAAGTATGCAATCGATTTAATTTAAATTCAAAATTAGAACAATAGGGTTTTACATTACTTATAAAATGTGTTTTCATAATACTATCAATATGTGTCATTTTTTGCTTCATTTCCATATCCAATATCTTGTTACCCATTAGATAGAAACAATCTTGAATTAAGAAAATATATTTATTATTTGTTTGAATCAATTTACCATCAAATATAGTGCCTCTAAAAATAGCATCTGTTGTATTCATATGAATACGCATAATTTGAATAGTTTTCATATCTAATTGTGATTTATGATATGATAACTTTTTTCTATCAATTGCCACACAATAATGTTTTGACTCTAGTGTTAGCATTAGTAATAAATAATTATAACCTTTAAAATTAGGTGATACATAATGAATATCTTCTTGTAGACTTTTAAGTTTCATCACATTATTTAAAATTACATAACGATGTTTTGATAAATCTAATTTTGAATATAACCAATCAACAACCTTACTTTTTGTATCATAATCTATAAAGTTTGCATCACCTGAACCAATTTGGGGTTTTTTATACATTATATATCTATACTATATAATGTTTAGATATCTATCTATCAATTTTTTCATTAAACAAAGTAAAACGAGATTACAGCATAACAGCACTTCGTTTGGTGCACATCAATTTTTTAGCTATGCCACAAATTATTAAATACTTATAAATAGATATAATTATTAAATTGTTGCAACAGAACCAAATGAACTCATATCAGCAGCAAATATTCCTCCTTCCATCATACCACCATTCTCAGGTCTTTCATCTTTGTAGACCCAGTTATCATTCGATAGAAAGTTTAATCCAGATGCACCTTTTATCATATTGTTATATTCTTCTATATTTTCTTTTTCTTTAGTTGGAACAGTTTTTTTATAATCAATAAATGAATTATCATATATATCTTTTATTGGTTTACCAGCATCTGCTGGGTCAACAACACGATCAATTTTACTTGGTCTCATTTGATTGAATTCTGGTGTATTTCTAACATTTGAATCTACAAGTTCTGTTTTTATACCTGTTATATTTTCTCTTGAATTCATAACTGGCTTACCATTATCATCTATTTTCTCAATCCAAGTATTAGGGTACCAAGTATTTACATTCATAGATTTTTCTTGTTGTTCTTGAAATTTTTTATCAATTGGTCTTTTATTATAATCAAATTTAATTTTTTTTGTTTCTATTAACTTTTCTTCACCATGGTCGTTCATAATATGTCTATCTTTGAAATAGATTTTATCCATATTAAACTGTTCCTTGGAGAGCTCTTTTGAAGATTTTTTTGAAGATTCCTTAGATGGATCTTTATTATCTTCATCAATGAAGAAATAGATAGCTGCAAAAACAGCAACTAATAATACTATATCAATTGTTTTCATTATAAATATCTAAGAAAAAATTATATTAAAATCATCACATTTTTATTTTATTATAGATTTCCCGTTTATTTGAGAAATATATAATAGAAAGTCGCCGTACACACACGATCTTTTGGGAACTCGAGTAGAATGAATTCATAAAAATAGATAAGTATAATTAAATTATAGATACTAATGAACATTGCGGTACTAAAAATGAACATTACGGTACTAAAAATGAACATTATGGTAATATGAAATGAACATTGTGGTAATATGAAATGAACATTGTGGTAATATGAAATGAACATTATGGTAATAATATAAAAAGAAAATATATGTTATTATAATGGAACATTATTGTACAGTTTGCAATAAGAATTATAAATCATATCATACACTTTGGGTTCATAATAATACTTTTCATGATAAACAACCGAGAATCAAGGAATATAAATGCAAATTATGTAAGAAATTATTTGATACTAAACAAAAAAAATACTATCATCAAAAAAAATGTACCGAAATTAAGAACGAACCAATTACTAATAATACATCTAATACAACAACTATAAATAATAATACAAATAGTCATAATACAATCAATAATGGAACAATTAATAATAATATTACTATTAATAATTATAATAATGATAATCTTGAATATATTAGTGAAATATTCAAGGAGAGACTTTTTAATAATTTATTAAAATCATCAGAACATGTTATCCCATTACCTAAACTTATTGAAAATATCAAGTTTAATCCACACCATAAAGAAAATCACAATGTTAAAATTACAAGTGATAGATCAAAGATAGGATTATATTATGATAATAATAAATGGAAGGCAATTAATAAAAATGATTTATTAGATAAACTTTGTGATTATAGTTTGAAGATATTTACTGAATATTTTGAAGAATATAAAGGAGAATTATCAGAAGATATTATATCTAAATTTAAAAGTTTCTCTCATATTACTAAATTAAAGTCTCAATTAAGAAAAGAGATTAAAGAAAAGATAGAAAATATCGCTTATATTTTCACTAAGAACAATGAAATAGAGTTAGATGTATAATACCTCTCTACTGATTTACATATAAAAAGCTATATTGCTACTATAATTATGGAACAATGTATAATATGTTTTGAAGAATATACTGAAAATAATATACCTATAATTTTAAATTGTAATCATAAATTATGTTTAATATGTTATGAAAAAATATTAGATACAAGACATAATGTATTATGTCCAATATGTAGAAGTAATATAGAAAAAGAAATAATTATTAATCTTCCACATATTAATGTTAGAACAATAAATGAAGATACTACTATACGATGGAATATAATTCTCTTTAGTATAACCGTAATATTTGTAATAATATTATGTTTAATCTTACAGTGGGGACTATTTTAAATAACAGACCAAAATTCTAAAGAATTGATACGATTTTGTTAAATATTATTTAAAAATAAAAAAAAGAGCTTGATAAAATGAAGAACTTGAAGAGAAATTAAAATTATATACTAGTAATCATTGTCATAAAAAATATTATGAAAATAATATACGTGCCAGTGCACGCAATATATTTTTTATGATATAGTCAGATAATTTAATTTTAATGTATTCATTTACTAATAAAAAATTGATAGATTGCTCGCAATTTAGCATTATGTATAATTTACTCATAAACTCGTAAATTATAAAAATTGATAATATTATAATAAAGAATATTTTTATTATAATATTAATGGCAGATATTATAAAAAAAATTAAATCTGGTGATATGGTTGAAAAAATAGCCGAATTAACAGTCGAAGAATTAGAAATGGTTATTACCTATGCTGCAGATAAATATTATAATACTTCTAAACCGGTAATCTCAGATGCATACTATGATCTTATGATTGACTTTCTTCGAAATAAGAGCCCAAAATCAAAAGTCTTGAAAACAGTAGGTTCACAATTGAAAAGTAAAAATAAAGTTAAATTAGATTATTGGTTAGGTTCAATGGATAAAATCAAACCCCCTTCCAATCAATTAGAAATCTGGACAAATAAATATCCACCCCCTTATAACTTTTCAGATAAACTAGATGGTGTATCAGCTCTCTTAACTTATAATAATGACTTGAATCCAATGGTTAAGATGTTCACACGTGGTACAGCGACTGAGGGGATGGATATTACCAGTCTAATTAAATATCTCAATTTACCTGATATGGAAAAAGTGTTGGTATATTGTAAGAAAAATAAGATTAATGGTGAAATAAATACAATTGCATTTCGAGGTGAACTAATTATTAAAGAATCAATATTCCAAGAGCAACTAGAGAAAGGAGAGCATAAATTAAAAAATGTTAGAAATAGTGTAGCTGGTTTGGTAAATAGTAAAAAGTTAAATCCTAATATAGCACGAGTTACAGAATTAGTATTATATGAAGTTGTTGATCCATGTTTTCCTATTGATAAACAAATTGATATTATTAAAAATATTGGATTTAATTGTGTTACTAATAAAACTTTTAATAAAAAAATATCATTTGAAGTATTATCATCATATCTAAAAGACCGAAGAAATAAATCAGATTATCTTATTGATGGTATTATTGTAACTAGTAGTTCTAACAATGAACGGAATACAGATGGTAATCCTGAGTATGCATTTGCTTTCAAGGATATTATGGAAGACCAGAAAGGAACCACAAAAGTAATTTCAGTTGAATGGAATGTATCAAAAGATGGTTATATTAAACCAACCGTATTATTAGAGCCCATTACAATTGGGGGAGTTGAGATTCAACGTACCACTGGATTTAATGCTAAATTTATTAATGATAATAAAATAGGTCCTGGTGCTGTGATAGAGTTGATACGAAGTGGTGATGTAATTCCATATATTCAAAAAGTTACTAAACCAACTAAAGCAGAAATGCCTCCTCAATCTATGGGTAAGTGGCATTGGAATGAAACAAATGTAGATATTATTGTAGATGATTTGGAATTAAACGATGTATTGGTAAAGAATATTCATTATTTTTTTTCATCATTAGATACAAAAGGTTTAGGTGAGAAAAATGTTGAGAAGATGGTAACAGCGGGATTAGATAGTATTAAAAAAATATTACAAGCTGATTACCAGACCTTTTTAATGGTAGAAGGAATTGCAGAAAAATCAGCGAAAAACTTGGTTCAATCTATTAAAAATGCAATGACAAATATCCCCCTATCACGATTAATGGCTGCATCTAATAAACTGGGTCATGGGATGGGTGAAGAGAGAATGAAACAAGTATTATTCATCTATCCAAATATTATGACTGATTATAAGAAATGGAAAAAAAATGAATTCATTGATATGATTAAAGAAATTAATGGGTGGGAAGAGAAAACTGCTACACAATTTGTTAGTAATTTCAATGAATATATAAAATTTTATGAAACAATAAAAGAATATATTACTATTGAAATGAAAAAGAAAATTGTAAAAGGTGAATTTACTGGTAAGATTGTTGTATTATCAGGTTTTAGAGATAAGGATATTCAAACCAAGATTGAAGAACAAGGCGGTAAGATTAGTTCATCCGTTTCTAAAAATACAAACTATCTTATTATTAAAGAGGATGTAGATGAAATGACTGAAAAAATGAAACGAGCTACTGAATTAGGTGTAAAGATTTTAACTAAAGATAAACTTTTGAAAATGTTATAAGTATTATTCTAAAGGGCAAGTGTCTTCACTTTCAATATAAGTAATATCATCACGCATCATATCAATATTTTTATGTTTAATAACTACACGAGGTGGACTATTTACTAGATAGACAATCATTACACCAATAAAAAGTGTATAGATAAAAGGTTGAAAGTTTTCCTTTAACATTAATTATAATTGGAAAATATTATATTTTAATTTAAAAAAAAGTCATTTAAAAGATATAATGGAAGTGTTAGATTTAAATGTATTCTTATCCTATAAAACACATAATGATGTTCAGGAACTAGATAGCAATACGCAAGACCTATTATCTGTTTTATTTGGCAATACTGAAAAATATAAGAATTTGAAGAAGACGAAAAAGAATATTAATATATTAAAAAATCAAAAGCTCCAAAATAAGAAGGATAGTATAGTAAACAGAGTTAATTTAATTTTAAATAAATTATCAGAAAATAATATTGATAATCTTGTTATTGAATTTATAGAAAATATAAATCAGGTTTCATTAGAAAATTTTAGAGATATTCAAAAGGCATTTTATTTAAAAATAATATCAGAAATAAATTTTGTAAAAATTTATCTTAATTTTTTAAAAATTATTGGTTATCTTTATAATAAGGTACAAACATATGATTTATCATTTTTTATTTCTATAGTTGAATATAAATTTAATATTGATTATATGCAAGTTTCTATTAATTTAGAAGATAAATATAATTTTCTAATTGAAATAGAAGGTGAAACTAAACGTATTAATAATATGATATTAATTAAAAATTTAGTAGAATTTGAGTTTATTTCTAATAAATTACTAGTAGTATGTGATAAAATCATTTTAAATCAGAAATTATATTTACCTGATATTTATCATTGGTTTAATTCTAAAAATAGAGAATTAAATAAAAATGAAATTGATGTTATTAAATTGATATTAAATGGTACTAATACTCCTCGAGATAAGATTTTATTAGAGAATCTAATTAATAAAGTTAAAACATCTCATCTGCAAGTAAAAGAAGTTGAGAGAGAAGTTATTGTAGGTGATACATTAAAATTAGAGATAGAAAATATTATAGATGAATATGTATTAATAAAATCATTTGATGATATTAAGTATTTTATTGATACACGTTGTATAGATGCGATTGCTAAGAATAAATTTTGTGAACAACTAGTTGACAAATATTTTCTTGTTAATATAGACAGTTCTCAAGATATAATTGATTTGATTAAACAATTAATTAAAACACACACATTATTTAAATCTAATTTAAGTAGGGGTGTAATAATGTTAAATAATAATTGGAAAGATAAATCAATTGATTATAACAAGCCAATAATGAGAATGAAGACTTTATTGAGTATGATGAAAAGTATAGGTATTACTAAAGGTTTAGAATCATTAATAGAATATTATTTATCAACAGAATTATGAGTTTGTAAATAAATAAATATTTTTGATATACATCCACATAATTGTAATAATGTGTCAATTCCACCATTTACTCGAATATAACTTAAACTAATTATTTCATATATACTTAGTTTAATTTCTTCTTTTATATTAAGTGTTTCATTTTCAAATAAATATTTCATAAAAGTTAAAAGAATATCATTTGGAGTATAACCTTTATTATATAATTCTTTAACAATATTTATAGTTTTAACATAATCATTTGCATAACAATATTTTAATAATTCAGATATATAATATGGTTTAGGTTTATCAATCATATGATGTACATTCATTTCATCTAATTTTCCAAATGAATAATAGATACATTCTAGATTATTAATAGTATGACGAATATCATTATCTGAAAAGAATAATAGTGTATTAATACCATTTGTGGTATATTCCATGTTTTCATTCATACAGATTGTTTCTATTTTTTGATACATGTTATCCATATTAATTTTTGGATATTTTATAATAATACAACGTGATTGAATTGATTCAATAATTTGTGTACAATCATTACAAATAAATACAATTCTAGTTGTATTTCTAAATTCAGATATAATATTAGATAGTAAATTCTGAGCCTTAGGTGTAATAGAATCTGCTTCGTCTAATATTACTAACTTGTGAGTCAAGCCATTTTTTAAATTACTCTTTTTTTTACAAAATGGATATATAGTATTATTAATTATAGATAATCCTCTATCATCTGAAGCATTTAATTCTAATACATTTTCATCGTATAAGGTTCCATATATTTGCTTTGCTAGGAATAATATGGTGGATGTTTTCCCTGTTCCAGGTTCTCCAGTAATAATCATATTAGGTATAGATTTGTTTTCTAATATTTTTTCTATTTTTTGTTTGATAAATGGTTCTAATAAAATTTCTTTGGAATTTTTTGGGCGATATTTTTCAACCCATGGTATTTTAATACTAATATCAGATGATATGTTTGATGTTTTTGTGAAAAAATCCATTATTACAATAATATATAGCATTTCTTTAAGTTTATCATTTTAATTTTCTTTCATATTATTTTTTATATAGTCTAAAAGGATACTCGTAATAATATATAATTTTATTTAATAAACTATTTTCTCATTATTATATAATAATGACTTATTATGATAAATATCTTAAATATAAAGTTAAATATATGAATTTACAGAAAGAATTATTTGGAGGTAATCCTATATCAATTGAAACTATTAGATATATATTTACTAAATCTAAACTATATGAAGTTAGAAGCAAACGTAATAGTGAAGAAATAAGCCCTCAAATAGATGAACAACCTATTATACAAACGCCAATTAGAGTTCGCCATCCAAGACTCAGGAATAAACCAGACTATTATGGTTCAAGTAAACAACAATTAACACCTAGTATTTTGACTGCTCTTACCCCAAACACTCGTTTAAAATTAGAAGAAGATTTTAAAAAGGATGATGATAAATTAAGTAAAGATTTAGCTTTACAAGAGTTGAAAGATCCAGATTATGTGGATTATGAAACTGCAAAAGGTAAACTTATTGAAATTTGGATTGCTGATAATATGATGTGTCCTGTTTGCTATGAAAAAACATTAAGAAGATATGTTAGTGATTCGATGCCTGTTATTGATGTAGTATGTATCAATAGGAATCATAATAATGGTGTTCGGTTTTTCCAAATTAAAACATCAAATGGTATGCCATTTATGGGAATAGAATATTTTTCTAAGACTACACGGCATATTTTTGTTGGTAGTGAGCGATATGGTGAACCAGTTCATTCATTAGACGGTATGAATGATTTATTAATTGGTTATATATGTATTAAATATAATAATATCAATGATAATATTAATATTAATATGAAAGATAGTTTTATTGTATTACCAATTATTGGAAGATGTATGAATTCATATTATAGATATGTTCCTAATATATATGGTAAACCTATAATTGAATATAATCAAGAGACTACTAATGTAATAAAATTAGATAAACTGGTATCTAGTAAGATTATATCAACTAATTATATGAACAATTATGAAGAAATAGATAATCCTTTATCAAAATAATCATCAATTATTTAATCCATTCTAAATATGCAAAGGTATAATAAAATAATTCATATCATTAATGAGTTGTATGATAAATAGTTCAATAACTTTTCTAAATTCAAACAGTCTAATATAAAATTTATATTATAAAAAGATAAATGGTGTAAAAAGTATAGTAATATATCTTTTATCCATTTGAAATACTTTCTGTAAATGTGTAAACTATTTTCCAAAATATTATAATGGAACCTTATCTGACAAAGAAAAACTTTATTTTTCTTCTACAAATTCATATAATAAACCTTATGCTTTTAATGAAATTGATATGTATGTTAATATGATTGTTATCACTATATAAAACGATTGATATGTTGAAACAATATTGAAAGATAATATTATTTATGTTGAACAGAATGAAATAGATAAAATTGAAAGGAAACCTAATATAATGATATATCAAGAAAAATATTTAAAATATAAAATTAAATAAGGAATTAGAAAGTCAAACAAACCCGCGCAAGCGCAAGATATTATGAAGAATAAAAATATATTAGTAAATAGTCTGTGACATAAAGTCGTTAATCCTGATAGAACAAGAACATTTACAAATATGTATCGCAAAATGCTCAATTTATCATAATAGAGATAAGAATCAAGATTATAATATGTACTAAACTAATTTTATTTATATCATTACTTTGGTTCTCTCACTAATTAAAAAATTGATTTTTTTATTGTATTATTATAATGATACTAATAGTAATGAATCGTATCCTACCCTATACCGGAATTTTAGCTGATTTATGGTTTAACCACTTAATAGTTAATAATATTATTAATCCTAATATTATTAAATATTATAATTCAGAGTACATGCATGTTATATTATCTGTAAATATCGCTTTTGCTATTTTTATACCATTTATGAAATTTCTAAAACCAAGTTATACTGATATGTACTCACTAATTATTGCAATCAGTATGATTGTACAATATTATGATACATATTATATTATATTATATGGCACTTTATTATTTATTGCTTATCCATTTTGGAAACAAATTAATGAAGATATTAGAATCAATATTAATACAACTATTATGTTAATATATATTCGTTATACTATGCTAATATATGCAATCACTAAGCTGTTACGATTGAATATTTAATAATATCGTGAATTGTAGAAACAGCTATTACCTTGAATGTATCGTCTTCTGGACTTAAACCTTCACGTCTAAAACGTATAACATCATCCATATTATCTTCTGGTACTAGAGCTAATGTACAACCTGCATTCTTACCTCCATTTAATTTAGATTCAAGACCGCCGATTATTCCTGCTTTACCATATAAATCAACTTCACCAGTCATACATACCTTATTATTAACCTTTTTATTAGTTAATAAACTATAAATAGCTAATGTAAATGCAAGACCAGCTGAAGGACCATCTTTCGGTGTAGCTCCATCTGGACAGTGAATATGAATACCAAATGCCTTTTTATTTTGTGAATCTTCCATAATCTTATATTGTTCATCTTCCGTTAATAAGGTCCAAGCAACTTTTAATGAATATTGGACTGATTCTTTCATTACATCACCTGCTTTACCAGTTAACATTAAATCGAGCATTTTTTCAGATGGAAAACGTACTGCTTGAATTGGTGTAATTCCACCAATACCACTTGATGTTGCATATAAACCATTAACAGTGCCAACAATTGGTTCATCATGAGTTTTCTTTACTCGTACTTTTGGTTTATTTTCAAATAATTCTATAATATACTCTTTTGTAATTATAAATGGTATAGAGTATTTTATATTATCATAAAAACGATTCAAGTTAATATCACGAACTATTTCAACTATCTTTTCTTTAATCTTTCTAACACCAGCCTCGTTAGTATATGTATCAATTAAGAATCGTATCAAGTCTTCATTTAATATTACTTCTCCTTTATTGAAACCAACTTCTTTGCATATTTCTGGAAACATATAATCTTGAATAATAGTAACCTTCTCTTTAGTAGAAAGAGGATGAGTCTCAATAATAGTAATACGGTCTTTGAGAATTGGGTCAATTAAATCTGGGTCATTAAATGAAAATACTATGAGAGCTTTTGATAAATCTAATTTAATACCTGCAAAGAATTTATCTTCAAATTCATCATTTTGAGTACTATCTGTTAAATGAGTAAGAATACTAATAATTTCTTTACCGTGTTCTGTATGAGAAACCTTATCTATCTCATCAATAAATATAATTGGATTCATACATTCACTACTCATTAATATATCAGCTATTCGACCCCAAGTACTGCCTACATAAGTAAAATTATGACCGACTAATGTACTACCATTTACACTTCCTCCAATTGGAAGAAACACAAATGGACGTGGTTTACCATTCTTATCTTTCAAACATTTTGATAAACCATTTTTAGCTAAAGAAGTTTTACCTGTACCAGGTGGACCCATTAATCCTAAAACTGCACCCTTTGATTCACCATTAATCCATTGTGCAAAAATTCTTTCTAATTGAACTTTTGCCTCTTTATGTCCATATACTGCACTATCTAATATTTTACGAACCTCTTTCAAATATTCTTTTTTATTAACTTTATATTGTTCCCATTCTTCTATTATACCTAAAGTAGAATCATTATTATTCATACAATTTTGTAGATTCTTTTGCAAATTGTTTTGCAAATTCTTTTGCAAATTCTCTATATAACAATCTACCTGATTATCTGAAAATAATGGTTGATTTATTTTAGAAATAAAATTTTCTTTGAAACTAATTATTTCATTCATACTATTAACACCAAATGGTAATTTAAGTAAACCATCTAACCAAGCTTGAGCTTTTGAGTCACCTTGAAAACTGGATTTCATTGCTTTTAATTTTTCCATTGCTTTACCTTTAACATTATCGTCCGTTTTCATCATATTAATTCTTCTTTCATATGGAATATCACTATCTGATATCTTTGATAATTCTTGTTCCTCTTTCTCAACTAATGCTTTTGATACATCTAACAACTCTCGTATCATATGATGTAATGATTGATAGACTTCTGATGTAACATCTTTTTTATCCTTACTCTTAAATACATCAAATAATATAAATGCTAATTTTTGGTCATCTTCATTAGACATTAATAATAATGTTAATATATCGATTTTCCTATATTTACTAGCAAGAAGGAATTCATTAATAAGAGATAATAATGGTTTTGTTTGTAATGAACAATAATCATTATATTTCTTTTTAACATCTTCTGTAATTTCATTGGAATTAGATACAATTAAATCTCTTAAATTTAAGATTTTAAGATAATTATCTTTAAAATATTTAGGTACAGTCAAGATATCATATGATAGAGAACCTTTTAATGTGTTCAATCTATCTTTAACGAATTTAATACTATTTGATATATTTAATATATCATCTTTAAATAAACCTTGTATTGTTAATATTTTACTGTTTTGCGAACTTTTATCACCAACTTGACATTTTATAAAAATACATACACCATTCTTATCCTCAATCAATGTTGATGATTTGTTATTTTTAGTTATCTTAATATTATCTGTTCCTAATATATTTTCACATTCTAATTTTGAAAAATAATTATTACGTTTAGTTATTGTTTTCTTTGGATTCATATCAATCAAATTATTTATTGTTTTTAAAATAGTAGGACCATTTGATTCCATTGGATTAATAATAATAGATGATATTGTATTTTCTGTATTTTTTGGAATGATTCCTAATAAACTTTCAATAATATCTTTTGTTAATATGTGAGGTTTAATTGGAACCATTACAGGGGTACTAGCCGGCGTGCCTATGCACGACGTGCCTATACACGATGTACTATTTAATGATATTTCTGAACTATGCATATCTGAATCCCAAATTGAGATTGGTTTTATAAATCGAGTGATAAATAATAGCTTTTCTAAATCCTCTTTAGAAAAATTATCAACCCAGTTTTCATTAATTAGTAATTTAAATACATAATTCATATTATCTGATGAAATATGATTTGATATATTAATTAAGAGTTTGGTAATTTCATTATTATGTTTCATATAATTAGGTACATTACTCTTTAGCGAATCTATTGTAACTGTTTTAAATGAAATAATTTCTGGATATTTATCAATTTCTATTTTTATATTCTTTAATTCCTTCAATAATTGTACATACAATGAATCATTATTTTGAAATAATTTTATTGTATTTAGTGATGATAAATTATTAATCATACTAATAAGATAATCTCTTTGAAAAGATACAGAATAATTAAGAGAATTTATTTCATTCTTAATTGTTTTATATCTTCTTTGTATCTTAACTATTGAATTTTCTATTTTAAAGTTCATATTATATCTATATAATAATTTAATTTTACACTTTTTAACACTAAAAATAATTGTTAAATGCGTTTAGAAAATTAATTATCCAGTTTTATTTTATATATAAATAAATTTTATTATATCTAATAACTCTCAAAATACTTTATAAACATATCCGGATTATATTTTTTGTCTTCCAAAAATTCTTCTTTTGTAATATGAATATAAGGATGAAATTTTATTGATTCCATTATTTTCATATTCTCCAAATGAATTAATTTTGGACTACTACTTGTTATTCGATTCATTGCAAAATCAGACAGAACAAGTTCTTTATATAATGTTTCATTAGCAATAATATCATTAGGATGTTCAAGAGCCCATTTTTGAATAAATTTATTAATCATATAAACTTTTTCAGAAATGAATATTTTTCGTTTAGAAGAGTCTTGTAGCATTTGATAATTCATTTCTTGATACCAACATAATGCTTTTTTATATTGAAGTTCATAAGTCATTGAAAGTTTTAGACCTTCAATAATATAATCAAACCTAGGGGAAAATAAGTATGATATATGATTAAACATATATTCATATTTTTCTTGAAGTTTGATTTCATCTTGTAAGTTATACAAATTTGAGTCATCTACAATACTTGATGGTTTTAATTCATCAGATAATGATTTCTCAGAAAGGGACATAATAGTTACTTGTGGTAAATATTTAGACATTATTTATATATTTATTTATTAATATATATTTATATTTTCAATTTTTTTATTTGAGGAGCTAAGCGAGTCAAATAAAGGAATTGCAGCGGTCAATTTTTTGAGATAATATCGGCATAGCCCACTTTGTTTTTTATTAAATTAAATATATTGCAAAATTGCGAGCAATCCATCAATTGCGACAAAGCCGTTTATTATTACACAGTTAGTATTAAATAAATAGAAAAATAAAATAATTAATATTATACAACTAATTTGATAGACTCAACCAAATCACCTTTTCCTACAATTCGTAGAATCTTATCAATTGTACGGCAAATAACAATCATCATATTATCCTCAATACAAACTGGTTTCATTAATTCAAATGTATAAATATCATCTAATTTCTTGCAAAGTCGTGCTTCACACATTCTAGTTCCAATTGATAGCATTACACTGTCATTTTCTTTTGGTATCCAATTAAATCCAAATGTTGTTACTAATGTACAATTCATATTAATAATTTGATAGACACTTGGTAACATACCAACAAGCCCTACAATATTTCCACTCATAGCATCTTTCTTACAATAAAAAGGATCTAATTCTGTTCCAATAGCAATTAATCCCCCTGGAATAATACTATCAAGATTCATATTGTCTGTTTTAATAGATTGTATTACTGTTTTGAATGGTGTGCAATTATATTTATCTTTTTGTTTTGATACTTGTCCCGGTCTAATTTCAATTATATCTCCTACTTTCAAACTACCACTAAATAGTGTTCCACCAATTACCCCTCCATTAACATCATCCTAATTAGTACCAGGTTTATTAATATCAAATGAACGGCTTGTTTTAAATAATGGTACTAAATCTACATTCTTAAGATATTCAGTAGGATTATATAATTCCATAATACTTTCTAATACATATTTAATTCCAATCATTTTGTTAAAACTAGTTGGAATAATAACATGAGGTGTAATATTATATTTTTCTAACATATTATCTAGTTCTTCTTTTCGTTCCATTACAATATGGCGTTCTACCAAGTCAACCTTATTAATACAAACAATAAGTTTCTTAACATTATATAAACTTACTGCTGCTAAGTGCTGAACTAATTGAGGATTTTGTGATAATTTTTGGTCAGCTGCTACAATTATAATTGCACCATCCATCATATTAACAGATGATAACATTGTATCAATATATTCTTGATGTCCTGGACAATCAATGAATGAAATATGATTAACTAGAGTATAATCTTCCATACTATTTATATTAGAATCAGTTGGATAAAAACTTTGTTTTTCTTCATTATGACTCCATAGTTTCATATTTGCATATCCCTGTTTAATAGTAATATTTCTAGTCTTCTCACTAGAATGTTTCTGGGTTTTAATTCCTGTCACCTTATTTACAAAAGTACTCTTGCCGTGCGATACACTGCCGAGCATACCAATTCGAACAATTGGTTGATTATTCAATATATTATTGATTTGTGTCATTAATTACAAATATATTATATCTATTCTTTATAAGTATCAATTTTTTTATTAGCAAACAAAGCAATATAATAATCGTCAATAGTGGCAAAGCCGTTTTTTGGCTAAAATAAGACTTGTTTGAAATATAGTTTACAAGTAATTATGGCTATAATTTAATTATATAGTATAATAATGGAAACTAAAAGATTTCTTGTTTTTATATTAGGCTGTATAGGTAGTAGATTAAGTTTAAGTATGATAGCAAAATATATTATGATAGATTATTTACCCTTATTAGCAATATTTACAATTCCTATTTCAATTAGCTTTATGTATCTTTATATATTTGGAAATGATATGGCTGATAAGCAACTAGAATGGTTAGGAGATAAAAAAATTTGGTGGGACCAATTAAGACCACTTCATTCTATATTATTTATGATATTCTCTATATTAGCTATAAATAAATTATCATATTCTTGGTTAATATTATTATTAGATATGATAATTGGATTGATATCTTGGTTAATTCATCATAATATTATTTAATATAGGGGGTATAAATGTTTTGACAATATTTTAATTCTTCACCAAGTATTGTTTTTATAGCAGTTGGTATCTTATTTATTATTAGAGATTCTATAAAATTAAAAATATAAAAATATAAAAAAAAATATATAATATATTATATATATGGTTGAAACATCTACAGTGATGTATATAATAGCTGGTATTGGTTTATTAGTTAGCATTATATTATTTATTACCTATTATGTAAAGGTGAACAAAATTTATTTAAAATATGAACAAATTGAAAAGAATAAGCGTGCTAATACTGGTATGAAGAGTATAACTAAGGAAGATAAAAAGAGAATAACTAAGAATGAAGAATACATAACAGAAGTCAAAAAATTACCTCCTTTGATGAAATATAGTATTATTTTATTAGTAATTTCATTAGGAATAGGAATAGTATCACTTTGGATATCTATAAGAAAATAAACTAAAGTACATCCATGAATGATATCTAGTATTTTATTTCTTATTAGAGATTCTATAAAATTAAAAATATAAAAAAAAATATATATAATATTATATATATATATATATATGTTTTTGGACCCTGAAACTCGTATAATACTTGGTTTTGTTTTTGCAATAGTTGGCGTCATATTTAGTATTGTAGGTCTAGTAAATAGAAACAAACGTACGTCAATATTAAAAAAACATGGTAAAGATCAAAGCATGTGGTCATCTAATATAAAGAAAGAATATGAAAACATTACAGTACGTCCTTTCTTGATATCTGGTCCTATTTTATTAGTTCTAGGAATAGTAGTTCTAGTCTATATGTTTAAGTTTCAATCTTAAAAATAAATTTTTTATACCTATAATTAGAAATATGGGTATAAAACCTTTAAAAAAGTTATTACTTGATTCCATCTTATTAGATTGTTGTTCTGATGAAGAAGACATAATATATGAATTATCAGAGGAAAAGTCTGATGATAATATATCTGATGTATTTGACTGTGGATGTTGTGATGATTGTAGATGTGATGATAATATAAGTTGTGTAAATTGTGATTGTGAATGTTGTTGTGAAATGAATTCAAGTGATATGATTCCTAGTGATATAAATAATTTTAATATTAATATAATTGAAGATAATATGAAAGAAAAAAAACTTAGAATTACATTAGAAATTAATGTTAAACTAAATGAAAAAGTATGTATAGATGTTGATATTAATCGTACTACTTATCTTAAAATTGCAGAAGAGCTATTTAAACTGTAATATCAACTATTTGTTGTGTAGCATTTTGCACATCTTTTTGCGGAGGAATATCTTCTGGCATAATATTTGGAAATAATTTATTTGTGAAAATAGCACATAGTTTTACATGTACCTTATCACATAATTTATTAATTGGTGAAAAATCATTTAATTTGGGTTCAATTCGTACCCAATTAAACATTAATTTGCGCATTCGAAGAAATGCAACAAATATATCAGTAGATAGAGTCTTGAGATAATTATAAATATCATTAATCTTGAGATGTGCTGACTTGATATCAGTTGGAGATACATTCTTCTTATATAAAAGTGTTGCTTTCTTCTTATAATATAATCCACGAATTGCAAATAGAAGATCTTTATACTCTTTTGGTAAATTATCATATAAAGGCTTATTCAAATGTTCACATGTCTTTAATGACCAAAGTACCTTAAATAATTCAAAGAGTTCTGATGTACAAACTTTAAATACAGCATCTACCATACCAATTGTATCATATGATTCACTTGTATTTAATGGATTAACAATCTTTCTAATATTTTGAAGTTTGGTATTTTGACTGAAATAATCAGATAATTTATCATTCTGATACAAATATAATAGACCCTTAAAAATATTACGTTCTGGACCCATTACCAATGAAAATTGGTAAGACACATTTTGTAATTTAATTAATCGGTATTTATTAAGATTCATATCATACATTCGAACAATAACACCCTCCGATGTTGGGTTCTCATCATACTTGACTACCTTGTTACTATTTGCAAATTCTTCAATTGAATCTAAGTTCTTTGGTAGAAAAATATTTGTACATAGAAAATCATAACCAACTGATGTATCAAGTTCACACATATGAACATCTCGAACTGTAGTAAGACATAGCCGAGCATAGTTTACTCCAAACATATTAGTATAATCAATCATATGTTTATTCTTATGATGAATTAATACAAAATAATATGAATAGTTAGGATTTAGTTTGGAACTAAAATCAGTAAACCCTTGAAAGTTACTATTTTTTAATACATCTTCAAACATCTCAAAATGAGAAAGTGAATTTTCTGATTCCATTTGATTAAATACTGAATCATTACTATTTAGACAACGACGTGTTGATACATACCACTTGCTATTGTGATTAAATACTGACAAATATGTTCCTTCATAACAAGGAGTTACAACTGTAGGATCCTTCATATGAGATAACATATAATTCATACCTTCTTTATTCATAAGAGGTGTTTCACAACTATATGATTTAATTTTAAATGTTTCACGGTCAATTACTAATGAACGGCATTCACGAACTAGCTCATCACCTGTTAGACCAAATTTAGTATATAATAATACTAAGCCCTCATCATTGTAGTCTTTTAATAAAATATTCTTTTCAAAAAGTATTTTTTGCAATTCTTCGAGATTAAAAGTGGACTCAAGATAAGGTGTAATTAAAAAATGGGGAGTACTCATTATATTCATTAATAATTATTTCTTTATATTGAAATATACATGTTTTCAATTTTTTTGAGATAATATCGGCATAGCCCACTTTATTTTTTATTAAATTAAATATATTGCAAAATTGCGAGCAATCCATCAATTTTTTGCGTGCACTGTCATGTATCTTATGAATAAAACGAGTTGGATAAATTAATATCGGCATAGCCGCACTTTATTCGGTGCGATCAATTGCGGCATAGCCGCACTTTGTTTGGAGCAGATAATTTTTTAAGATAATATTAATTTTTATAATTACTGAGATTACAAGTTAATTATATTAATTATTAGCTTTTAAGCCATCCCATGTAATTAAGTTTGGTACTTTGTCAAATACGAGTAATGCACCTAATAAACCTAATATGGTATTAACAAGCATTGAGTTACGAGAGTGTTTAATATATCCTTCACTTACACAATCAGCACTGTTAATTTTGGCAAATGCACCAGCTGATAAACCAAGATTGATAACCATTAAACCAAGAACCATCCATTTACCATAGTTGACAAGGGGTGTAATACCAGAGAGCATTCCATCACCTTCGGCAAGATAGCAAGCAGCACCGAGAGCAAGAGCAGCTAAACTTAAGAAAAGATTAGCAATTATCATATCTCTGGCAGATTTTTCATCCTTACTAAGATCTACACTTTTTTTATCTTTATTTTTTTTAGAGTTAATAACACCCCAACCAATGGCCGCGCAAATAAAGTTAAGAAAAGTTACAACAAGAATTGGCTTAATTAACATAATATATATATTATACTATATTTTTTTTATAAATTTTAAATTTTTTAATAAACCTATTTCTTATTTTCCAATTCCAAGTTATCAGATTTTGTTTTACTAGCCATACTATCTACTGGTATTTCTGGATTAGGAGGTAATTCTCTAATATATTCTACATTATTTGTAGGATTATTAAAATATTTTAAATTTAATATATATTCAAAAGCTTTCTTTCCTTTCATTGGTTGATTTAACTCTGTATCAATAATAGTTGGTACAATATCAATATCTTCTGGTATCTCAATCATATCAATATTAACTAATTTAAATAAATTAGTTATATTATTTTTTTCTAAATAATGCAATAACTTGTTAGAATATTCACATTTAGTTGAATAGAATATAACCTTCATTACTATTAAAATACTTAAATCTTTAATATAAAAAAAATGAAATTTATATTAAAAGGATTTATAACTATATATATATAATGCAGAAAGTTAACAAAATTAACATAAAATTGATTAATAAAGAAGATAAACTAGGTGATTCTAGATTAGAGTTCAAAATATCTGGTCCTAATATTAATTATATTGTAGTAAATACAATTCGTAGAATAACATTAAGTTGTATTCCTATCTATGCATTTAATGAATTTAAATTTGAAAAAAATACTTCTATCTTTCATAATAATTATTTAAAATTACGACTTCGTAATATGCCAGTATGGGGAATTGAAAATACAGTTGAATTTATTGATAGACCCATGCAAGCACTTGATACTATTGTTAATGAAGAAAAAAATTATAATTATAATGAAGAAGAAGATGATGTAGTGATTGATGTAGATAAACAATATGATAGTTCTACATTAAAACAACTAACAATGTATGTAACTGCCAAAAATAAAACTAATGAAATTACAACAGTTACTACAGCAGATGCAAAATTTTATTGTGAAGAAAAACAAATTAATTCTCCTTATAAAGTACCCATTCCAATTGTTAAATTACAACCTAGTCAGGAAATTGCATTCTCTGCTATTACACAATTAGGAGTAGAAGAGAAAGATACAATGTTTACACCAGTATGTGTTTCTGTTTATAAACAAGTGAAAGAAGATGAGTATGATTTTGTAATTGAATCAAGGGGTCAAATTACAGAACAACGTATTATTGAGGTTGCATTAATTAATATTGAAAGGAAATTAAAAAGTATTATTAAATTGATGAATGAAAAAAAATCAGATGAATATATTAAGAAGATTGAAATGGAAACAGATGGAATGATTATACTTTATAATGAAGATAATACAATGGGTAATCTTCTCAGTAAAGGATTACAACAACATAACAGTGTAGAATTTGCAGGTTATAATTTACCCCATCCATTGGCTAAGAAAGTTAATATCCATTACAAACTTAAATCTGGAGCTAGTATTAAGAAGGTAATGGAAGATGTTGTAGATTATTATATAGAATTATTTAAAGAAATCAATAAAAGTTTTTCTAAAATAATTTAATAACTTTATGAATTCCGTACTTTCTGATAAAATAGTAGATACTATAAAAATAAATACAGATAAAATATCTAAATTAATTAATTTAACTACATTTGAATCTATCTATAATTATATTCGCAACTTTGTTGTAGATAATTTAATTTTTATTACTGTAGCCTATGTATTTATTTTACCATTCATTGTTAGAAATTTTGGCTTTAACCTTATTACTATCCTAATCCCACCATTATTATTAATTGTATATAATGTTGTTAAAATTACATTAAGAACCCAAATACCATTTTTTAATAAACTTAGAGCAAATGAATGTCTTGATAAAATCAATCATGTTATTATTAATAATACTATTAGACCAATTGAAACAAAACCAGCATTATTAAATAAACCATTACACGAATTTATTATTAGTACTACACACAACACATATGTCCCATGTAATCAAAATGGTGATATTGCTTCTGTTGAAGCTATTAAGAAAGCGTTGAGAATGGGTGCGCGTGTTATAGAATTAGATATGTTTGCTAAGAATAGTGGTGGTAAAACAGATGATGATTTCACTCCAGTTGTTGCACATGGTATACAAAAATCCACTGGAGATATTTTTACAACCAATTACATATTATTTGAAGAATGTATGGAAACATTAGCTACATTTGGATTATTAACTTCTGATCCATTATTTATAGTATTAGAAATAAATACAAATCAAATGAAAAAAGTTCAACAGAAAATGAGAACTATTATCCTTAAATATTTTAAAGATAAGTTATTAGATGCTTCATATAAAATGAATAGTCCTAATAGAAAATATTTCATTAATGAACCAATTGGAAAGCTCCTTAACAAGGTTATTTTCATTGGTGATGGTGGTAGAACTGAAGAATTAGATAGTATATTAGATGGTATATGGGGTGAACCTAATTTTAAGAATATGGATGCAAGTGATACTGTATTACGTAAAGTTAATGACAAGGGTGCATTTTCTAGAGTTTATCCATCCGGTAATATTTACGGTCATTTTTCACAAAATTTTGACCCAGTACCATTATGGAATAATAGATACAACTTGCTTGCTATGAACTTTCAAACATTAGATAAGAATTTAATGAAGAATGTAGCAATGTTCAAAAACAATAGTTTTGTACATTTTTCAGAATTATAAATTAAAAAGTAGTAATCCTTGGGAAGAAACTTATGAATCGATTAAAAAATATATAGAACTACCATTATAATACACTTAAGAAAGCCCATTATTTAGAATTTAGAAACTCACTTTTTTGAAGATAATGAGTAAAGCGATAAATATTTTTTTGTCTCATTTTAAATCTTCAAGGGTGTAAAATACACACCGCTCTAAATATCTACTGTATCATCTTCATTTTGTTTAATAGATTGTTGTGATTGATTATCATCTATTAATTGAAAACGTTTAGGTACTTCGATAAAATTTACAAACTTCCTTGATTGTAAATTATTATTATCATCATTTAATTTATAATTAACGTGAACGAATAATTTTTTATCATTTTTTATTTTAATTAATAAACTTGGTACAACCCCTTGATAAGAGGTTATACTGCCTTTATAATGATAACCCTCATCTCCAAATATCTCTACATCAAATCCTAACATTTTATCTTGAGGTTGTCCATTTGTATTCACAGTTGTTACAATAGTTGGGATATTTAGAGCTAGAAAATTTAAATTTACTTTAACCTTTTTTGTTTTACGATTCATATTTTTATCAAGATATTCTTGGTCCTCAGTTAAATTTCTTTGAGTGAAGAAATAGTCTATATTTTGAAATTGCTTTTTTTGAAATTTAAGAGTATTAAATGCTTCGCCTAAATCTGCCATAATATAATATATATAATAATGTTTCCTTAAATATTAGAATCATAGTAAAAAATATTGATCGCAGCAATATTCTTAATTATTTCATTGCATTCAATAATTAAAAAATATTGAAAATATATTAATTTTATTTCTAAATAAATATAGTTAATGACTCTTTGCTCATATTGTAATAAAAAAAAAGTATCTTTAATCCCTTTCACTTGTAAATGTAATCCTAGTTCTAAATTATGTAGTAAATGTCGAATGCCGGAAGACCATAATTGCATCTATGATTTTAAAACAGAACAACGAAAAAAATTAAAAGAAGATAATCCTCTAGTTATTGGTATGAAAGTAGAAAAGATTTAATTTATTTATTCTTGTAATTTAGAGATACATAATAATATAAGAAGGTAACTCTTTTAGCTATTTAAGAATTTTTGAATTATAATTAGTATAAATATAAACTATAACTATTTAATGAAAAGTATAATAATTTTTACAGATGGAGCAGTTCCTAATAATCAATCTAAAATAATTAAGAGAGGAGGAGTAGGTGTATTTTTTGGTGATAATGATCCAAGAAATATTTCATTCACGATAAAAGAAACACCTTCTACTAAGGTAACTAATATAGTATGTGAAACTCTTGCTTGTATTATGGCAATTGAAACTCTCATTAGTACACAGAAAATTAAAAATAGTAATATTATTATCAAAACTGACTCGATGTATATTGTTAATAGTATGATATTATGGACAAAAAAATGGGAAAAGAGTGATTGGATAAAAGCTGATGGAAAACCTGTTCAGAATTTAGAACTAATAAAAAAATTATACTACCTAAGTAAAAATATGGATGTAAAGTATATTCATGTTAAAGCTCATAGAAAAGCACCATCTCTTGACTCTGATGAATACAATGATTATTATGGAAATTATATGGCAGATAAACTTGCATCAATTGCAGCTGCAAATAATTAAAGAAATCAAGTTATTTTACTCATAAATACCATTGTTATGTTTGAGCATTTTTTTAGTCTTGTTATGAATACTTTCATTACTTACCTTATGTTGATCATATTTGCTTTTTTTTAACCATTTAGTTGTATGAATACAAGTTATATTACGTACAGTTTTCTTCTGTTTGTTTTGAATCTTAAAACTAGCATCAGGACTATTTGAATTAATATAGTGATATTTGTGATTACTATTATTATATACCATATGTGGCATATCTGATTGAGGCTCATAACGAAGTGTCTTGCCATCAAAAAAAGTATACTCTTTGTTAAATTCGAGAGTGGATTCCATTATAAAGTATATTATTAAGTATTATAATAATATTTTTTCAATTTTTTTGAGATAATAAAATTAATTGCTACGAACAATTTTTATTAAATTAAACATAATGCTATGTTCAATCCTTTTTCCCCGTTGTAAAAGCGTAACTAAAATAAGCTAAACTTCCTACTGCTAAGCCTCCTAAATACCATAAATAACTACTATAATTATAATCTGCAGCAAATTTAATATTTTTTTTAGCCTCTTTAACATTTTGTTTAGTATTATTTACATGTTCTTCTAATGTTTCAATATGAGCATGTTGTTGAGTAACAATTTTATTTAATAATTCAAAACTATCTTTTAATTTATTAACATCATCTTCAATTTCTAATATTCTATTTTTCATATCAGGTTTATTCAAATTATCAAGCTTATCAGATTTATATAGTTGCATATAATTTATAGTAGGGAAATATTCAGGAGTATTTATATATTTTGACATTATTATATATTATTATATTATTTTTATATTATTACGCGCTTATAATATAAAATAAATGTTTATTTATGATAATGATATTAATACAAATATTTTATATAATTATATTTTGTTTCTTTTTAACAATGTATTCATATTTAATATTGACACCAGCTATCCTACTATCTAATAAAAATTTAATTAAATTTGTAAAACAATTAGCACAAACAGCAACTACTATATTATTATTAAAAGGAATGGAGTGTCAATTTTTTCTTAAACAAAAATTAGATAAAGTAATATCTAAAATACATGAAAATCCAGAATTAATTGATTTTATATTTGTTAATCATATTACAACAATTGATTTCTTATTTATTGTAAGTTATTTACAAGCCCTCAAGATAGAAAATATTAATTTTGTAGTAAGAAAGGGTCTTATCTTTAATCCAATGATTGGTCCTACTATATATGCAAATAGTGATATTAAATTAAATAGAAAATGGGAAATGGATAAAAATATTATTAACAATCAATTAGATAAAATTGATACTACTAAAACAAAACAAGTTATTGTTATTTTTCCTGAAGGTACTCGTATTACTGATGAAAAATTAAAAGCAGGTCAACAGTTCTCACGAGATAATAATTTACCTATTTTTAATAATCTCCAAGTTCCTAAAACTAAAGGGTCCTGGATGATGATTAAACATCTTGCAGAGACTAAAAGGTTAGGTAAAATTTGGGATGTAACTATGGCAGTACCATCTATTATTAATGGAAGAGGTGCATATATTGAGGATATAATATCTAAGAATATAGGACCTATTTATACAGATATTAGAGAGTTAAAATTAAATGATGAGTATAAGGATATGGAAACATTTAAAACTTGGTTTTTAAATCATTGGAAAGATAAAGATAAATTCTTAGAAAATTATTCTAAAATGACATTTAATCTGATTGATTTTTCTGATTTAAGATATCATCATATTATTCATATTACATTTGTTTCTATTCTAGGGATATTATTATTAATAAATAATATTTCTAGATACTATGTATTATTAATGGTAATACTTGCATATGTTTTAACAATATTTGGTTTATAATAAAAATTATTCACTCGAAACTATGTTTTTATTTTTAATTTTATAATATTACTAGAAAAAATGATCATATCAAACTTGTTTTACTCGTAAGATATGTGCCAGTGCACGCAAAAAATTGATAGATTGCTCGCAATTTAGCAATTATGTATAATTTACTCGTAAACTCGTAAATTATAAAAATTGAATTTATATTTTATAATACTTATAAAATATAAGTTGTATGGATATCAATCATATTCAACCAGGTAACTTTCTTCAATTGTACGACCGAGAGATTGGTTATATATATGGAAATTATGTTTATTCTTATAATGGTAGACATATTTTCACTCCAGAGGATAACTCACGCGACTTAATTCAACATAGCAAATTAATTGATGTGTTAAAGTACAATAATCCTATAGATGCAAGTGGTAATATACTTGTTAATTATATTGATGTTTCTCATGCATCGTGTTATCAATTTAATAACATTCTCTATCCCACTGCTATTATTATCCCTCTCGTAGATATCATACCTCCCTCTTATATTGTGGGAAGAAATGAAGCTGAACGCAATCAATCTCTTCAAGAAGCTATTATGCTTCCTCCTATTGATGTTAAAAAAGTGGGTAGAAAGTATAAGATTCTGAATGGAAATCATCGTTACCACTTTTCTGTAAGTAGAGGGTATGATAATATTCCGGTTCAAGTACAATAGATTTTACACTATCAATTATTTTATATATTTTCCCAAATATTTATAATTGTTTTAGCTGAAATTTTTTTATCAAATTTTTCTTTAATTTTAATTCGTGCCATTTTAACATCTTGCACTTGTGCAGTTTTAATAGAACGAATATATTGAATTACTTCTTCAGAATATTTACTATTTGATTTCAATGGTTCTTTATTTTCTTGTATGTTATAATCAAACTTACGACCATTTGATGTTTCTAACCATCCATTAATATAAATCGTACCTCGGTCTACTTTGTCGTGGCATTCCATACATAATATCACAAGATTAGAAGTATCATTTTTCTGTAAATAATATTTGCTATTATTAACATCATCTGTAAAATCTTTTTGCCATACAATATGATGAGTTTCTAATTTATTAGTAGCTTTGCATATCTCACATTTATCAACATAAAGATTAGAGTTATATTTACTAGTCTTAATCTCATTGATATTATCATATTCATTTAATAATTCTAATGTTCTCTCATTAAAAGTTTTATCTTTCATAAGAAACTTGGCTACTTGGAGACCATAAAAGGTTTCTCCCTGACCATCTAATAAATGTCTATCATAAATTAACATATCATTCACGCTATCATATGTAATTTTAAGATGTTTAGTTTTTACATTCTTTAATTTTTTAATACTATCCATCTTATTAATATCATGTAGATGAGTTGCTGTAATAAAACTAGAATTAGTAGAAGCTAGCTTTTCTAACATATAACTAACAATTACAATTCCACTTCTAAATTCCGTGCCTTTTGCCAATTCATCACCTAATACCAATGTTTTGCTATTATTACGTTTTAGAATTGCCATTAACTCCATCATTTCAACCATAAAACTACTAAGGCCTTTAAACATATTATCATTTCCACAAATACGAGTAAATAATGATACATAAGGTGAATATTCAAATTTAGTAGCAGCAACATAGTAACCAATCTGAGCCATCACAATATTAAGACCTATTGATTTCATTAATGTAGATTTACCACTACTATTAATACCATATAATAAAATACCATTTTGTTCAGTCTCATATCCTAATTCTAAATCGTGTGGAACATAAACAGTATCAGTTGATAATTTTTCAATAATCGGATGACGCATTTCCTTCCCTTTAAAATAACTAGCTGGTTTACTATTAATAATTGGTTTAGTATAATGATTTGTAGTTGCACCAATTGCCCCAGAATTAATAAAATCGATATATGCTAATTTACGCGACCATAAGTGTAATGTTTCACCGTGAGTACTATTAAATTCAGCCATATCTTTCTTAAAAATTTCTTTTAATTTTTTACTCATAGAAATTTTATAGTTTACTAAATCAAAGGAAATTTCCTTAATTTTATTACAATTAATTTTAGTGTTAGAAGATTTAGGTAATATGATAAATTCTAAATCTTTTGTTTCTACATCAATTGTTCCAACTTTAATTTTTGTTACTTTACTAAGATTTTTTTTTAAAATATCACATCGTCTATTGGTTATCATAAGATAATGACCATCTCTATCATTATATTTTAATGTAATAAGACTAGTATCATTCAAAGAATGCTCTTCATTTTTATTTTTTTTGAAATAAACTTTATCATCAATATATTCTGATAAAGTTTTAACTAGATAAATCATAAAATTTTGAGCCATATCAATAGATTCTTGTAATTTATCTAATTCATTATGAATATTATTATTATAAAATGATTTATCTGATTCTGTGAAATTAACAAATGATAAACCATTAATAAGTTCTATTGTAAATGTATTCTCAATATATTGTTGAATTTTTTTAGTCTCTTTAATCAGATTCTTATTAATATCAAACATACTATCTAATTTATTTTCTACAAAATATTCAGACAGTTTATTAATTTGGTAAATAGAAAGATAAATTTGATATAATTCATTTGGATTAATAATATTAATCTCTAATTTACGAATTAATTTATCCATATCATAAACATCTTCTAAATAGGATACCAATCGATTCATATGATTATTACTAATTATACTATTAATCATTTCATATCGTTTATTCAAAATATTTATATCAATAAGAGGTAATGATAATTGTGACATTAAAAATCGTTTCCCAATTGTTGTTTTTGTATGATTAATAATATTAAATAAACTAGTTCCATCTAACTGTTCCAATGCACGATTCCCTAAATAAAGATATTTATTTGATGAAAAGATTGTTGGTATATGTAATTGTTCTAATAGGTTCATTTGATGACCCTTTACATAATCAAGTAATAGTACTAAACTTTTTCTACCCCAGTTTAAAAATTGGAGTCCTAGCATATCAATCACATCTACATTAACATTCATATTATATATTTCTTCTAATAATTTTTTTTGATAAGAAATTTTATTATGATATGGTTTAGTAATATTATAACTATTTCCTGGTTGAATATTAAGATATCCAAGAATATCATCTATTTTAAAATTACCAATCATATCATCAATTGTATCTAATACTATTTCACGAGGTGGATGATTCTCTAAAAAAATATTTGCATCATCTAAACCTAAAAAAACATCTGATTGTTGTGAATAAGTCTCATATACAGAACCATTTCCTGTTGCCATATCATAAGCTGCTAATCCAACACATAACATATTAGTATCACGGACCTTATCTATAACAATTGAAACTAAATAAGATGCTTTAATTTTAGATACACTTTTCTTATCAATGTGAGTTGCAGGTGAATAAATAGCTACTACCATTCTTTTTGGATTTGGAGGTTCAGTTACTTGGTCTATTAATACAACGGTATAATTAATATCAATTAATTTATCAATAAAATTAGTAGTAACATGTATAGGAAATCCCATCATTCTAGGATTAGTCTTTGATAATGGGATATTACTATTTTTACGTGTACAATGTACATCTAATTCTTGTGATAATGATACTAAATCTAATCCATCAGTATCTGTTGCATATGCTTCATGAAAAGACCCAACCTGCATTAAAATAATTGTTCTTCCTTTACCATATAATTTTGAATAATAATCATGAATTTCAAAATAATCTTTTACAAAAATTTCTTTTGGGTATTCCATTTTCTATCAGATAAACAACTCATTTGTTTAAATATATTAATGATTATTTTTAATTTAAGAATTTTTTATCCATCATTATAATGAGTCTTGCAATAAATAACAAGAATTTGGATTTTTTTATAAAGAATAAACATAATCCTATTGCAAGTTTTAGAAATAAACAAAAGAATAAAAGTTTGCAAAAGAGTATAATATTAAAAAATAATAATATAGATGAATTAGATAAAATAAATGAATCTAAATTAAATATTATCATGGAATTAAACTTTCAACACTTAAATATACCTGAAAATATACCTGAAGAAACAAATAAGGATTTAGTATCTCCCATTAATCTATCAACCAAACAAACTGAACAAACTGAACAAACTGAACAAACTGAACAAACTGAACAAACTGAACAAACTGAACAAACTGAACAAACTGAACAAACTGAACAAACTGAACA